ACCGACATCCGTGCGTGACAGATTAACTGCTTGGCACCTTAGACCATAACAACAATCAATCTTGTTACAGCCATTGCGCTACCGGCATGATTACGCCGCGCCTCCCTGTAAACTGAATGTTAAAGAACGGTTACTTCTTAATCTTCTTTGGAGAGATCAACTCCACATCAATAATTTTTGAGGTTCCATCTTCATTTAATCTCTCCATGATCTCGTCGATATTTACTCGATCTCCCACTCGATCTTATATCGCAATACCTTGTTCATCTTTTTATCCTTCCATAACCTCCCAAATCAAGTCAACAATGCCCTGTTTTACTTTGTTTTTGTTAAAAAATCTATTCATATTTTCTTCAAAACTCAGACCTATCTCCATCTGTTCATTCAATTTCTTTATGAAAACTTCTATTCGCCTATCCTTTTCTTGCTTGATCTCTATGTGTTCTCTTGTTACTACTCCTTCTTCTATAGGAACAAATTCAGCACGAATTTGATTATGCTCTGCCCACCACAAATACACTCTTGGTTTATGGTCTATCTGGTCTGCTGATATTCTTGTGAAGGAGCCAGGATTAACAAGTAATCTTTCATTAGGACCATCTACTAAGACAAAGGCTTGATGATTATCTCCTGTAAGTATGAGATCAAACTCTTTCATCTTTTTCAGTAAGACTCTGGCATTATCAGATGTGCAGTCTGGAAAAGGTTTTCCTAACTTTGGTGAGTAGGTCATTATGTGCCTGACTGCTATTTTTCTTTTTATATTGTTAGATTTTCTAATTGTTTTTAATTGTTCAGATTTATATGGCTGACCATAGTTATATCCATATAACTCAAAGTTGTCGAATGGCGAATACCTTTTCCCTTTATTTGATATGAAAATTCTATTTGCTGATTGAACAACATTCACAGCAGACCTGTGAGCAAGACTCAAATTGTGTTGAGGTAGGTCGTGCTGTCCATATATCGTGTACATATATGGTAGATTTCTTATCGCCCATCCAACTAATTCCAAAGAAGAGTTCCATTTATCAAATACGTCTCCAGCACACAGTACAGGACATTGGTGCTTTTCTTGTAGCTTCCTTAGCCAAAGTATTTTTTTCTCCTGAGCCTTCCAGAAGTCGTCTGTTCGGCACTGTGGTTGCCTGTCCATTAGGTGGAGATCGCCTACGAGTATTGCTGTTGCAGAGTTCATTTTACTTCCTTAACTATTTCTATTTTGATAACTCTATGTTTATTTTCATAATGCGAGTCAAGATATCCTGCTGATTGAAACTTTTTGTGACAGACAGGACACTCATATTTTTCTTCTTGTAATGACCACAGAGAGCCATAAAGACAAAGCACAGTCAATATAAAAGCAATCAAAAAAGCAAAAACTAGTATTGTCTTATCTATTTTAGGAGTCATTTTACTTCTCTAACTCCTCTAATAAAAACATCGTTGTCTTGAAAATGCCATTTCCATTCATTTGCAGAAATAGTACCTTTAGGTACATTATGCCATTTCACAACCCCATCATCTGACAGATAGACTTCTATTTCTGGCTCTATAAACGTATCGGTTTCAGTATTCCACCCAATAGCCAATCCTGTGTCTCCCTCGGTTCCGGTTATTGTTATTACGTCGCCGAACCGAGAATCGTTTATCCCCTCCGTCGTCGGCATCTCGATCAGCCGGTCGAGCTTGCGCTCAATTATTTTGTGATTGTTGTTCATCACTGCAATTACTATGCTCATTCCCATAGCAAGAAGCAGAGCATAAAACCATCGTTGCGTTGTGCTACTCATTTCATAACCTTGTGTTTTTTATTTTTGTATATCTGTTCTTTTTCATCCTCTGATAAATTTCGATATAAGCTGTGCCATAAATCTGGACCACTTGTTTTTACTACACTTACTCCTTTCTTTTGCCTAACTGTAAATACTTTATCAGCAGATTCTACTAATTCTTCTTCGTGTGTGATAATGATAAACTGGATGCCTAACCTTTCGCTGATCTCTTTTAATAGTTCTCCTGCCTTTGGTTGAAGATCTGTTGAAAGGAAGCGAAATGGTTCGTCTAAGATTATCACATTTCTGCTCTTTGGATTTTGCAAGCTCCATAGTGTTACCCTCAAAGCAAATGCTGCTACATCTACAACCCCTCCTCCACTGGCATTCATAGGGTTTATCTTTTCACCACCATCTTTTGAAAATGTAATCTCGGCTTCTGTCTTATCTCTTTTCTTAACAAAGTCTAAGTGCATTTCATATGGCTCAGGGAAAATAGATTTCATAGCAAGTGTTACTAATTCTGATATCCTGTATTCTAATTGCTCCTGAGTTTTCTGTGCTACTGTTTGAATTATTACTTTTGCCTTCTCTGTGTTCCTTTGTTCTGCTTTTGATTTTCTTATGTCTGATCTTGCCCTCTTAGCATTGGATACAGCGATGTCATATCTTCCTCTTATTCGCTGTATCTCTTCTTGTAGTTTGTTTAGGTCTGTCATACTTCCAACCCATATTTCTTTGTGACTTCTTGGATGCCTTCTTCTATTTCTAATTCAAGTGCTTCTATCTCTTTTTCCACTGTATCAATTTTAGCTTCTGCTTGTGCTATGGTATCACATTTGAATTTTTCTTTGAGGTCTTTCTTTAGCTGATCTTGTGCTCCTGTTAAGCGAGCGATCTCTGTTTTTGTTTCTTCTATCTGTGATTTCATTTCTGTGAGTTTTTCTGCCGTAGTCATTCTTGCTCCTTTATCTTTTGGTTGCATAATGGACAAACCTTTCCCATTTTCTTCTTAAACTCTCTTTCTATATCTTCCAATCTATATTTTGATCGAGCGAGTTCGTTATCGCTACCTATTAGCTCGTTTATTGTGTGGGCAAGGTTGTTGTATTGGTCTGTACGTTGTTCTATACCTTCCAGTAGGGCAAAGCACTGGGCTACTTTCTTTTCGGCTCTTACAATCGGTTTTAACTTCTTTAAGAGTTTAGTAATTTCTTTGAGATCGAGTGTGGCAGTCAAAAGGTCGTCTGCTTTTACAATTGCTTCTTCCAACTCATTTTGTTTTCTAATAAGTTCAGTCAATTCTATTTCAGCTTTTACGATTGGTTCCAAAGCTCTTATAGATCTTGATGCTTGCTTGAGTGAAACTATCAAAAGAGCAAGGGCATGTCCATCTTGTTCTACATTTTCTAATCGTTCCTGCTTCTCAAGGATTCTATCTATATCCTTTTCAGCAATTTCTACATAAGCAAGTTCTTCTTTTTCTTTTCTATAGCTTGCAAGATCCTCTTCATGGATTTTTATACGAGTATTTATTTCACGGCTTTTTCTATTTATGTTAGATATTGCTCTGTCTATGACTTCTATATTTGCTATCTTATTTAGTTTTCGTGCTATCTCTCCTGATGTTTCGCTGAGAAGAAAGGGAGCATCTAACTGATTCTGTACATTAAGGTCTGAAATGTTTAATGCCTTTTGTATGTCCTCTGGAACTCCTTGACCAAATGCTCTGAAAGCATTAGCTTCTTTATTTTCTTCACTGGAACTAAGAGTATAGGTATTATGTGTTTTTGTTTTCCTTCTTGCAATTCTTGCTTTAGAATCCAGTTCGATCTTAACAGATGTATCTCCACCCCACTCAGATCTAAAAGCATTACCTCCGGGTTTGTTCCATATCAGCCACCTTAATGCTCTGAGTATGGCTGTCTTGCCTGAATCACTCTGTCCAACAATTATGTTGACACCCGAATCCAATTCAAGCTCTGTCTTTTTATGGCTTTGATAGTTTGAAATTGAGATTGATTTTATCATTTTAGCTTTTCCAATTTATGTCATAATTATCAGATATTACGATTTCTACATCTATGGTTGGATCAATAAAAGTATTTGCATCAATACACTTTGCTCTGGCATTAAGGTCTTTAATCCATATTTTGTGCTCTTCAAGACCTTTTACAACCTCTTTGAAAAATGCCAATACATCATTTTGGTTAGCAATACTTGGGATTTTTATCATTTTATTTCCAATTTATGTGATAATTATCAGATATTGCAAATTCTACTTCTATGCCACAAGTAGAGTGCTCTAATCCTCCACCAGCACTTCTTATCCATACCTTGCCTTCTTTAACTCCTTTTGTAATTTCTCTAAGAAACGACAGAGCTTCTTTCTGATCCGCAGGTTTTGGAGTTCTAATAAGATTCATTTCTTCTTCTTTGCATACTCCTTTCTTTTTTTCATTTGTTTAATCTCGTCTTCGTAGCCTATCCACCAATCAGCAAATGCTTGTGAGTCTGGTGGATAGGGACAACCACGATCTCCATCTCTCGCTGCTCTTCGTCCTGCTTTTGAAGTAATCTCTGCGAATTTTTTAACCTTTTTCATCTGAACATTTTCCTTTCTATTGCCAGTCGTCGTGCGTACTCTGCTATGAGTAAAGCATCAGCTATGGCATGGGTTACTTTTATGTTTGGAAACAGTTTCTGAGCAGCAGCTTTTGTTATGTTTTTATCTCCTCCTGTTCTACATTTCATTACTTTCTGCCAAGACATAGGTGTTACATACTCATGTGGTATAGCAGCATAAGCAAGTATCATTCTTGAACAACCATATGACATTCCAAACTTAAAGCTGGAAGCAACTCCCTGTCCGGGCATAGAATGAACCCTCTCTATAACAGCGAATGTAACATCTGCTGAGAATTCTGAAAACCAGTTGGCTTGGTCTGTGAGTGTTTCTTTACCTTTTATATAGCTTACAAATGTTCCTTCTCTGTCAATTACAACACTTGCTCCTGATATTCCTGGATCAATTCCTAAGAAAAAGTACATCGTCTTCCTTTCTATGGACTAAGTTTTCTTGCCCACTCTATTAGCTTTTCCATTAGCTTTATTAAAAATTTGTGCCACCGAATCACTAACGGTGGAGCTTCATCCTCTCCTGGAAGCATCATTAGAACTGCTACAAAAAGAGCTGTTGCTGGTAATAGGACGAATAGGATGATCAATTTGTTAATTATGTATTTTAGTTTCATTTTCTTTTTGTTTCTTTAATGAGAGGTCTAAAATAACATCAACACAGGAAGAACAAATTTTTAACTTCACCCTACCTGCGAAGATATCACACAGCTCTTCTCTTTTAGTGATTTTAACTTTGTAAAGTTTATTGTATGGTTCAAGTATGCTGTCGCAAATATCACAGTGTTCTTTTTTCATAATTTTACTACTTTTGTTTCCTCTACTTTAACCATCTCTCTTCTCTTGTAACCTGCTTTCATAGCTGCTGTTATGCTTTTATACACAGGAAGGAAACCAACTAAACCAGTTTTAGTAGATATTGGAATTTCAATGTTAGAGGATTCCATGATCAATGTTTTGTTAAGCCTCAGTACGAGAACCATGTTTGGATTTGGCATTTTACATTTGACAAGAACTACAAGTCTTGCCTTTCTTATCTTTTTCTCTTTGATTATTATTTATAGTACAATTAACATCATGCCACTCTATAGCACCTTTGAACCATATAGCTCCACAGTGCTTACACATTTGTCCTATGTCCTTAATGCCCTTGAAATTAACTGTTTCAATATAATCTCTATTCATGTTTTTGTGCTTTCTTAACAAGTTTTACTGCTTTTTTGTGACCTTTGATTGCTTCTTCTCTGGTGGAGTATCTTTCCTGATACTCATCATGCTTGCCACCAAAAATCATTGTTTCAAACAATAGAGGCTCACCACCACCGAAACTGTGATCAAAGCCAAGGAAGACTGTGCTGATGCTAACTCCTTCTATGTCGTCCTTCCCTATATGTTTATTTGTTGTAGCATTCTGTAGTGTTGCTTTAATCATATCTGGTTCTTTAACTGGATTGCCTTCTTTGTCTAATACATAACCTTCCATCGTTCTATCCTTAATTTAATTTCAGGCTCCCCATGAGAAAAAGGAGATAAGGGGGATCTTTTTAGGTAAGTTAAGAAACTCACAGGGAGCCATTTCTACCTCTTAATTGTACTTAGTCGTCGTAATTCTCCGCAAGTTTGATTTCATGACAAGGGTAAATGTCTATATGGTTATCTCCTGTTGCATATTCTACATTCGCTGAATGGTCGGGAAGTATTTTCAAAACATCTGATATTACTACAAAGCCTACCTTTGAAGGCATAGTCATGCCTTCTTTCTGTTTGGTCTTTGCTGAATCACCAGTAGCAATCAGTTTGCATCTACCATCAGGTTCTCTTTTTAACCTTAATGTCTTTTCTTCTTTGTTGATGTATAAAGAAACAAAGTCTCCTGTTACCCAATGCATTGTTTCCATTACATCTTGACCAATTCTAATTTTCAATCGTGTTGCATCAGAAACTTGGATTACTTCTGTTGATATCCTAATTCCTCGACTTGTTCTACATCTACCTCTTTTGTTTGGACTTGCTGTTTCCCATACCATTTTTCTCTCCTTAGTTTACTTGGAACAAATGCCAGACGAATGCTCCGTCCATTGCTGTTCCTATATAGATATTTGTTGAAAAGTTAATCTTAAATCCTGTTCCTACTATTTTGAAATTGATTTTCATAGTGTCTTTGGTAGGACCATATTTTAGAACCCAAATATAATACCTTCCATGCTGTGATCCAAAGTGTAGTATTTTATAATTTACTGGTAACTCTAAAGTAAGGTCGTCTTGGATTTTTATTTCATATTTCCATATTGTTTTCATTACTCTCTCCTCTTTCTTTTACCTGTTTCCCTACTTATACTTGTGCATCTTTTACAATGGAACTTGAATCCATCTGATATGTCTTCTACTACAACAGCACCATTATTCATAGCATCTTCTTGAGCGAGTGTTACCTTACTGAATCCATTTGATAACACCTTCAGACATGCTCCACACTGAATAACTACACCTGTATAATACTTATCTTGTACAAATCTTCTTGCCATATTAAGCCTTCTTATTCATACTTACTTCTTCTGTTTAGTTTTAAGCTCTCTTCTCTCTTCCTCCAGTGGTGTCCTATACAGCCACGCAAGCGAGGAAGTAGGTTTTGTTCCAAGTCATTACTTTCTACTTCTTTTATCAATTTTTCCATAGTTCCTTGGAAATCAAGATAGGCAGCATCAATAGTACGACCTTTCATTTTCCAAAAGCCTTCACTGACCATCCAAGATATACAGCTTCCTATGTCGTCGATTCCATAGTCATAGTATATGGGAAATTCAACTTCTCTTATTTTACCTGTTAGCTTGTTCTTTGATATTTTTACTTTGCAGTTGATTCCTATCTGTATGTTTCTTTTTCTGATTCTCTTTGAAACTGCTGTCCATACCTCATGGGTACAATAGAAGTTCAATGCTCTTCCACCACTACGAGTTTTCTTTGTGAAGCTCATAGGGTCTATGTTATCTCTGGTCTGGCTTATGATGATAAGCAACGATTCTGTTTTTGCTATCTTGCTTTTTATCTGCCTTAGTATTTGACTCAGCTTTTTCGCCTTTTCCATTCCGTAAGTGCCTGATATTTTCTTCCCTGCTCTTCTTGCTTCTATTTCCCTATCTGTTTTCTCAAGACCTTCTTCAGAAGCAAGAGCATCAAGGCTATCAAGTACATAGACAAAAGGTCTCTCGTCATTCAACCAACCATCTATATAAGATTGGAAATCTTGAATAGTGTCGCTGTTTTTAGAAAGGTACTCTCGCCCTCTACTTGCAGAATGGGTCACATCTATTCTGCATGGAGCAACTATTCTCTTACTGGCTTTACCAAACAGCTTCTTCATATTGAATTCATTTGCTGCTTCCACATCGTCGTAGATGAAAGCATAGTTATCAAACTCTTTTCGCTGAGCCATTTCAGCAAAGCAGGAGAGGGCAAGGAATGTTTTACCACTGCTGGAATCACCTATGATGTTCACAATCTTTCCAACCTGCCACCCTCCTGATTCGCTGTCACTTAATGCCAAATTGAATAATGTGGAACCACTCGGCACAAGCAATTTGTTGTCTAAACTATTATCTTTAGTTGTTTTTGTTCTTTTCATTTTTTGAACTACCTGCTCTGCAATATCTTCAGAACTATCTTTTCTTCTTTTTCGTTGCATTTTTCTTCGTTGGTAATTTTCCACGTTTCTTTTTAGTTTTAGGTTCTACTTCCTCATCGTCATCATCGTCATCGTCTTCGTCTTCGTCGTCATCATCATCTTCTATATCTTCCTCATCCTCATCATCATCGTCATCTTCATCATCGTCTAAGTCTTCTATGTCATCTTCATCGTCATCATCTATGTCTTCATCATAGTCGTCATCTTCTTCTACTCGTTTCTTTCTTTCAGGAGGTTCGGGCATATCATCATCGTCGTCGTCCATGTCATCATCTTCAGATTTTGTAGCGATAGAGCCTCCAATAAAGGCTGTTTCCAGTTCCTCATAGGTGGGGATCATCAGGCACTTATCGAAACATACAACACCTTTTAGAATAGACTCATCATAGTCGTCTCTATCTTTGAAATCTATTCTGGTTGCTTTGAAATACGAACCCTTTCTAAAGGTTTCTTCAGACCAGCGGACTTTTAAGGTCTTACCACCTTCTAAGTCAAATGATACATCATCATCGCCTTCTGTTTCTCTTGCTCTTATTTCTTCCTCAATCTTATCACCAAAGAGGAAGGTAGACACTTCTAATACTTTTATTGTACTGTCATCTGAACTAACGTCAATGACGTTGACAAGTTCTCGTTCTTTTGGTTTCAATGCTTTTACAATATCATCGTCAGCTTCTGGATCTCGCCTTAACCTTTGGTACTCTTCACAGATAGGGCAGGGCAATCCTTTATTCAGTAGTGGACAAAGATAAGTCCTACCTTCAGGACCGATGTCTCTGTGAGTGTAGATTAATCTCCTCCACCAGCTTTCACCAACAGGTATTTCCTCAGGATGTTTCTTGTCTACTACTTTATATGGAATTATATCCAATCTCATTGTACCTCCCCGAAGTTTTAGTGGTTCAACTCCTTCAGGAAGGTTGATATAAATTCCTATTTTATATTTATCCTTTCTCTCTTGTGCTTGTTTGCTTATTCTTTCTGACATCAGTGATCTTTTCTTCTTTTTCTTCATCTTTCTCTCCTAAGTTGTTCTTTGAATTTTTCGATTCCTTAATTGATCTTATTATTGCTAACGTGATAATTCTCGCAGCAATGTAAAGCCAAAATAAAATTCCAATAGCTAATATGATTACTAAGAAGCTGTCCACGAAGCTGTTCATGGGTTTTGTTTTGAAGACCTCATTATGCTTTTTGTTTTTTTACGGAGTGTTTTCTTTATTTGATCTTTTTTTTCAGGGGAAGTTGTGTGTGGCAATTCAGGTGTTGAGAAATAACTTTGCCCATGGAGCCTCACAAGGTTTTCAAGAGCATCTTTTCGCTGGTCAAAAGCCTTAACAGCACCCATCAGAAGACTATATTTATATTGAGCTTCAATATATTCTTTGTGCGACTCAATGTATTCGGGAGTAGTGATGATAGTAGCTTCGATAGAATTTTCAGTGGTTTTAGATAAATGAAATCTTTCTGGATTTTTTCTAATTGTCAAGTCTAATTCAGCTTTGGTGTAATCTGCTGTTTCTTTTGCTTCATCAAGTTCTCGTCTTGCTATTGATGCCGCCTCTGAATATTTCATAAACAGTTTAGGTTGCATAAGCCATTCCTGTTCTAAAGCATCAAGATCAATAGCAAGTTCTTCTTTGTAATTGTACTCCATTTTTAGTCCTTTTCATTTTTAACCTTTATTTGCTATTACTATATTATTGACATCAAGTTGAATTTTTTACTTTTATTTTTTACTTTTTATTTTGTGAAAACACTTCATAGCAAGCCATTAACAAACCAGTCTTACCTGTAGAATAGAAATCATCTCTGAAAGAATCCATGATAAGATATATCTCTGATCTATCTCTCCTTAAGAGAATACTACTACAATATCCTAAGACAGCTCTACGAGTTTCTTCTATGTCTTGATTATTTAATGAAGATATTATTTTTGTTATTTCTGACCAAGAACTCTTTGATACTAAAGCACGGCATAGTTCTATTGCTTGGTTCTGTTCTGCTGAAGTTTGCTTTATAATTGATTTCGCTGCGTTTTCTGGGACAGCCAGTACCTTCTCAAGAATTATCAAAGCTGTTCGGGGGCAACCAAGAGATTCTGCACATATCATTTCCAATATTTCCTCTGAAACATTTTTATCTTCAACCTCTGCAACAGCTTTCATTAGTTCTGTAAGCTCATCATCATTGAGGAGCTGCATGGAAAATTGTGTGCAACGGTTCCTAATCGTCCCTAACAGTTTTAGGGGCTCTGTGGTACACAATATAAAATAAACACCTTCTGGGGGGCATTCTAATGTCTTCAGGAGGGCATTTTGGGCATCGTTGGTGAGCTTATGGGCTTCATCCAGTATCCAGACCTTTACTTTACCATCTATTGGAACGAGTTTAGCTTGGAAGATAACATCTCGAATGGTATCTATGCCTCTGAAGTCAGCAGTATTGAGTTCTTTCAAATCACGCACACCACACTTCAGCTTTTTCGCTATTATTCTTGCTATTGTAGTTTTCCCTGTTCCGGAAGGTCCTGAAAAGAGGAAGGCGTGTGGGATATCCTTTTTGTCATCAAGCATAGGTTCCAGTAATTCCATTGTCTTTGAATTACCTCTCATTTCTTCGAACTCTTCAGGTCTATAAGTTATGTGATACGGCATTTTAGAACCTCCCAATCATATCAATAAGAGAAAAAGATTTTTGTTCAACTCTATCTTCAAATTTTTCCAAGATATTAGAAGCTGCCCACAACCTTGATATATCAAAATGTCTTTTTGATATTGTTTCTTGCACATTGTTATGGTGATACTTACCGCATTCATAGGGACGGATAGGATAGATATCACATTTACCATCCTCTCTGTGAAACACACACTCTCCTCTTGGGTCAGCAGGATACTGAATATTGTAATTCCCTTTGATGTTAGGAGCAAGAATTAAAATCATACTGCCATCAGCATTCCACCAATCTATTGCCAGTTTATTAGCTTTTTCATAGTTGGTGGTGTAATCTACTAACAGTTCTTCAAGATCATTGACCATCCAGTATTTCAGTAACAAAGGTACTTGCTCTGGTACAAACCATCCTGGTTTTTCTGAACAAGCTCCTTGGCAGGTCAAACATTCGCATGAACTAAACTCCATCATTTTATTTCCTCCTTTTCATACCAACTTTTGTTTATTGGGGCTATTTCTATTTCTACTTCTAAAGGAACGATGATCCAATCCCATTCCTTTCGTATGTCTTTACACATGATTTGTTTGACCTTTGGAATAACAATATCTCTTTCCTCTGGATCAAGGTCAAATACAATAGAGTCATGAATTTGTCCTATTATACGAGTATTTAATTTTTCTTCTTTTAACCATTTGTTTATCTGAATCAAAGACCAAAGAAGACAATGAAATGCAGAGCCTTGTACTGGATAGTTAATGACATCGTTTCTTTTCATTAACCCACTGCAACGAAACCCTGTCAATGTATCAAGGTAGCCTTGTTCTAAGTATTGATTATAGAACTCATCCTTCCATGCAGTATATACAGGGAATCTTTTGTACCAGAAGTTTCTCTCTATTCTTTTGATATGATTTTCAAATTTCTTATAAGAAACCATCCCTTGTTCTTTCAGGTGTTGCTTCAAAGGAGTCCCTTGTTTTGTTATCAATTTCAATTCTTTAGTAGCTTTCCAAAGATGTTCTGCACAACTTATATAGTAATCACCATAGAACTCTGGAAATACAAACATGTTCTTTCCACAATATCGTATTTCTTTTGTGATTTGGTTTTTATTGAGAATATAACATTCCATTGCCATGTCTCGATGGAGATCTTTTGTAGAATCTTGGATGTATGATATCATAGTGGGATCTTGGTGGTAGCAAGCAGAAACACGGATTTCCGCACCGTCGTAATCTACCTCCATTAATTGATGCCCTTCTCTGGGAATAAATATTGTCCGAATCAATTTCTTTATCTTAGGATCTCGTACAGGAATGTTCTGAAAGTTTGGTTTGTCCGAAGAACTTCTATAAGTTTTTACAGTGTGAAGATTGAAAGAAGGGCGAATGTACCCATCACATTCAAACCTGACAATTCCATCTAAGTATGTGTTCTTAGCTTTATTCAGTTTACGCAGTTCAAGAAGATCCTTAACCATAGGAATATCTAACATTCCTAAAGCCTCTTGATCAACAGAAGACTTTCCAGTAGGAGTCAGCTTAGGAGCCTTATACCCCATATAATTAAACAATACTTCTCCTAATTGATGATTAGAATCCATATTGAATTTATTCTTATAAATAGATTTCCACTTTTTTACTTCCTCACTCTCTTCTATTATGATTCTTTTCTTGCGAATTCGCTTTGTCAGCTTAATCTCCTGTTTCTTACAATATTCTTTATCAATACGAATACCATTAGCTTCTATGTCAGCCAAAGCTAAAGTTCCATCGTGCATTAATTGATATGCATCTATAGTTGAGAGGCTCATGTTCTTTCCTTCATCTCTCTTATCTGTTTATTCGCTAACCTGAATTCATACAAAGCATCAAGTGCCACATAAGGAAGCAGGTCTTCCAATGGACATTCATCTATTCTGTTAAGCCCATTAATATCTTTTGGATCAACCAACCGGAAGTAAGGTTTGATATGGGATGAGTAATCTGTCACACCAAAGTTTGCATAGACTTGAAAGTCTAATGATGTTATCTTTGGTCTATTATCAAGGATGTGTGCGGCTTGCATAGTATCCCACTTCCATCCAACAACATCACACTCCAAACAAGCCTTGCTCCAAGCATGTTCAAACTTGATGTTAGCGGCATACTTATGTATCTTTGGGTGTTTCAAGACTTTACACAACATCTTTTTGTTTTCATCTTTGAGGGGGAATGCTGTTACTCTGTTTTTACTGTAAGCAATAGCACAGGCTACAATCCTATGTCCTTTGGAAACATAGGGTTTTAGTCCTGTTGTTTCATAATCAATTGCAATATTCAATGGAGCTTTCACTAACAACCAGTGTAGGAACCTATCTATTTGTTTGGGATCTGTTGTTATCCTGACACATTCCCTCTCATCTCTGTAAAGTGGGATTATTTCACTGTTCTTTATTAGAGACAGTGCTTGTTTAAGATCCTGTTCAAATATTAATTCTGCTACATCTTCAGTGGTGTGTCGTTGGACATAGCTGGGATGATAGGTAGGACAGACCCAAGCATTCACTTCTCTATCAGGAATAATGAGCCCTCTCCATTTAGTGATACCCCCCAACTTACCCTTCCAACGGTGTCCAAGAAAGGACTGTAAAGCTGTGCCACCAAGAAGGATAATCAACTTTGGTTTTGATTTCTCTATCTCTGTGAATACTTTTACTCGACAAGCTCCTATTTCCTTATCTGTAGGAGTCCTATTTCCTGGAGGACGGCAACATACAGCGTTCGTCTTTCTACAATCCTCATCCAGATCGTAGCCTAATAGTTTTAATTTCTTTCTAAAGAACTGCCCTGCCTTCCCAACCAATTGAGTATTCTCTTCATCTTCAACTCCACCCGGAGCTTCTGCCACAATAAGAATACCCTTCTTCCCTTTTCCTGTAACTCGCATCTTGGGGGATTGACATAGAAGATAGAGTCCACAAGAAGAGCATAGTGGGCGTGATTTTTTGTTACGACTTGGAAAGAATCCTCTTTTCAACATTATACCGCCATGTATTTTTTGTATTGGTTATTTCTGGTGGGGAAAAGTTTGTTCTTTAAGAGTTTATTCCATGCTGCTTGTCTTTCCCATTTTCTTAATCGTGGTTTAGTCAAGGTATCAACACATGCTGCCCTCTTTATGTACTTAACATCCTCCTCTGTAGGTAATGGTAATGTCTTCTTACCCATTCTATCAGGCAAAAGACCAACTCTATGTCCACGTGAATTACAACCATAGCAAGGTCGGAATGTTCTTAAGCCATTGTATAGAAACCTTCTCGCTGTCATGAATCTTTCATTCTGCCACACTTCTTCTGCTGACCTTGTTAGAATATTTCCACAGTAGTATTCGCCCCTCCAGTCATTGCAACACAGGACAACTTTACCATCGAACCTGACAGGAAATTCGCGGAATGGTCGGGGACATCTCTTGCCTATGTATCCATAATCTGGAGGGGCTGCAATTGCCGCCATATTATTACATATTCTTATTTTATAATCAGCCTTTTTGATATCTCTAAAGAAGATTATGATATGTTTCTTTATTCCTATTCTTGAGTAGGGGTTGATCCCATCATCTGGATATCTATATACATTTTCAAATTCATACTTGATCCTTGGATATATTTGATTATATATATTTGCATGAGAGTATTCTTCAATTGCAAGTATGTTCACATACTTCATCAGTTCTTTTATTTTACTGACTGTATTCTTTACCAGTCCACCACCATTAGTAGTGAGTAGGATCTGGTTTTCGCTAAGTCTTTCCCTAAAGATAGAAACTATTTCTAAGAGATTTGGATTCATAGTATCTTCTCCACGAATTCCAAATTCTATCTTTGAGTTCCACCCTGTTTTCTTAAGATTGTCAGCTATGGTTTTTGCCATGTCAACGGTTAGGAAAGAATACTGTCCCTTCTTCACATCTATCCCATTGATACCACAAAAACTGCAACTCAAATTACAGCCTTGAGTGAGCTCTAACTTCAGTGTGTTAGGTTGATCTTGTCGAGTGATTGTTCTTTTCATAAGAATTTAGAGATTCCTCTTTTAGGTTTTCTTATTCCAAATCGGTATGCTTTCTTCCAATGAACAATAACATCTGTTCTTGTGATAAATCCATCTTTGTCTTTCTTAAAGCCTATCCAGCTACCTTTTGTCTTCTTCTCTTTTACAGTTACAAACATAGGATGTTTTTGCTTTAAGAACAAGGCACTTCGTTTCTGTATCTCCTGTGTGCGGTACAGGGAACATCCCCCTTCGGCATTTGAACCAGAATCACTCTGGGCATATTTGTACAGGACTCTGTTCTTGTGTCCTTTTTCTAAGAAACAAAGATTCATATGAAAATCTTCCATTACAAACGTATCAATAGGATCAAACACTGCCCCTACTTTATTGAACACCTCTTTGTTTACAGCATAGCAACGAGTTACTCTCGTTATGTCAGTGTGATCTTCTGGAACTCTGTTGTTCCCCATACGGCAACTTATACCGACTATGGGTATATTTTGCATTGTCAAGTGGAAGGTGACTTCTCTTAACATGCTTTCCATTCGGGAAGGTGTCGATCTTTTTAACTTTCCATTCAGCGTCCGTGTGTGAAAAACAAGGTCATCATCCATAAAGAATATGAAATCATCCTTTGCATTTTCCATAACCCATTGCCGCTGAGATGGTAGGCACTGCGGAACATCTTTGGGTATTGCTAATATAGGAAACGTATTAGCAGTTCTATAATTCTGAACCTGATCATGTGGAACAACAATACAGGCAAACTTTCGCCAACGGTCAGGCATCTGTTCGGTTGTGATTATTTTTTTATCTGCTCTGTGAGAGGAGTTAATGAATATTGCTATAGTTCTCATCTTGTTAAGTCAATCCCTTCTTTTTTCCAAGTTTCTTCATATTCCATTGGATTGTATTCGAATATCAAGTTTCCTTCCTCATCTAATACTTTCAAAGGTAATATCTTCCCATGAAAGTAGTTACGAGGATTGGAATACCCATTAAGATTATTCCATTTCTCTTGAAGCAGATCCCTTGCAGTAACATTTGATTTGTAAGCCATTGGAGTATTCACTGTAGCAACATGGTCTATGCCAAAGGTAGAACATGTCAGGTATGAAGGTTCAGCAGGATAGATATCATTAAAGTAGAACTTTTTGATTATACCTTCCTTATGGAAGAGGCGTCTTGCTTCTTTTATATGATATGTAAATTGGTTTCTTGTCCAGTTCTCTAACCCTCGATTTTCAGGGTAGCTGTCCGGCATTGCACAGCACGAGCCACTTGTATTTAACTCTTTGAAATCAGGATCACTTATGCCACAGACAAGTCCGTGTTTTGCACAGAATTTATATATTGTTTTAGCATAAGGTTCTTTTACCATCCGATTCAACCGCATGTATCCACCACGCTCCGATGGACTTAGTGTTCTATAATATTTCTTTATATCAGGGATATCCATAACTTTTTCTAACCATGCATATCTGTTTTTGGCAACAGTATTAGCTCTGGAATCCATAGCAAAGAATTCTGTGCTTACCCCCTTGATGCCTGCTTGTAAACCCCTCTCTAACAATTCATCTAAATCAATATCTGTGATTCCAATTAAGAATGGACGCAACCGTAGGATAGTCCAATATCCCATGTCACTTAATATTTTGATAGCTTCCAACCGTTTAGTAGGAGAAGGCACGCCCACTTCTATAGATTTCGCTATCTTATCATTACCTGTAACCAAACTGACTTGAAACGCAAAGTTTTTTTGCTTTGAAGACTGCTCTAACAGATTCATGTATTCCTTGTCAAGGAATGTGTTGCCTTTGAAACTGAACAGGGTGGGATAATTTTCTTCTGCCAGAGCCTCCATTAGTTTTAGACCCATCTTGTTCTTTTGTTCAAAATTACAGAATGGATCAGCAAGACCACCCCAATGTAAAAGAAACTTCTTACTGTAGAACCACTTATACATTTCTTGGCTTCTCTTATTTGTGGGATGCCCTTTTATGTCCTTAATCATTCCTTCAATATTAACTGACTTTAGTTCGTTATTAAATAATGGATTACAACTCTTTGAGAAATATGCAAAGCAATATAAGCATCCTAACGAGCAGTAGTTGTATTGATCAAAGGTCAGGGGCATGGAGCAGTCCATAACCTCGTTGGAAAGTCTTGGAGAACCGTACCTTTTCTTAGAGAGCTTTCTTCTGGTGTTTTCTCCTAACCATTCGATTGCTTTTTCGGTCTCGGAGATGTTTGGCATACTTTATCCTCCCTTTTTTATATCGTATGTTACCAGACTCTAATTCTTGTAGGAGTAGTTCTAATAGCTTCACTTCACGGCAGTTCTGTTCTCTGTAAGTGCCTACTGTAAAGTATTTTCCGAAAAGATTAAATGCTTCTTTGGAAGAGAAAACTATTTTCACTGTCCTATCCCATATTCCTTTTACATGGGAGACATCCCCAGTGTGGGAGGGCAGGGGAGTTGGTTTAAGCATTTGCATCTCCAACTCTCGCTGCCCTCTCTTATTCTCTGGTTCTATCTTGGACTTTTCCCTTTCAAAAGTATTCCTTCTACTACTCTTTTTGGAAGAGACGAAAGATCGGATTCCTTTTTTCATTATTCAGCCTGTAGGGGAGTTACTGTCCAAATTGCGTTGTCTTGTTTTATTGCTATTGGAATCTCTGGCTCTTCTCCATACACCAACGTAGGAGAATCTTTAGATTTCCAATCCAATTCTTTGAAGATAGCTACCAATCTATCTGTAAACAATTCGACCACTACATCTTCAGCAGTGTTGTTGTCGAGGAAGACACTGAATTGTGCCTCAGGAGTTGTTAGAGCAGATTGAAAGCTCGTCTTGTTGTTGCTTGACACTAACTGGATGCTCTTTGGTTTTATTAACGAGACATAGTACAGAAAGGAATCTATACTTTTCGCTGTTAATTCAACTTTGTTCGGACACTTCTTCAGTATCTTATTTATCAACTTACTTTTATCAGCATCCTCAGTATCACTGATAGCAGTAGTGATCTGTTCGGGTTTGATGTGTAGAACCTTGAATCTATTCTTCTTGCAAGTAAAGGTTATCCATTTTTCATCAATTTTGAAGAGGGCTTTCTGCTCTCTCTCAAGAAATGCACACAGGTAAGAGAGATTAGAAAGCCCTACTTTCATATCCGGAAGACCTCCTATTTTCGCTGCAACGAAGACATAGATACTATCAGACATGTCGATAGCGTGAATGGAGGCTTTTTCTTCTGATACTTCGAGAACACACTCGTTAATGAGTCCTCCAAGATATACTTTCTTCAATAGCTTACCCAACTCAACACTATTAAATCTATTCTTCTTCATTGTGTTTACTTCCATCAGTTATTGGATTATTTTGCAGACAGGTTTCCGTTTTCCTTGTTGATTTTAACACCCTTTTCTACTTTGAGATGCTTCAAGTGAACCATCAGCTTTGCTTTTGCTTTCTTAGGTTCCCTGCCATACTCTTCTTCTAACACATTCAGTATAGCCTTCTTGGTGGTTCCTGCGATGAGCATCTCATCTATTGTGCCGGACATTGTTCCAATCCTATGCCCGAACTTGGTTGCTTTGTTCCCTTTCTTTTCTTTCTTTTCTTTTACTTCTGGTTTCTTCTTCGCCTTTGGTTCCGGTTTAGTTTCTGGTTTCTTTTTTCCCTTTCCCTTTGATTTCTTCTCTTTTACTTCTGGTTTCTTTTCTTTTACTTCTGGTTTCTTCTTTTTCTTAGCCTTTGCTTTTCCTTTCATATCATCCTCCTCTTCTTCTTCTTCCTCTTCTTCTTCCTCCTCTTCCTCTTCTTCTTCTTCTAACAGCTCCAACTCAACGAGACCTGCATGTGCCTCCTCCGAAAGGGATTCAGCATCCCCTTCTTCAAACAGACTTACTACTTCCTCCAGAAGAGTTCGCATCTCTTCGGTTTCAATAGAATCATCTGTGGCTATGGGTGGGTCTAATCCCATAGTCGTGTTGAGTTCCTTGACAATTTTTACTAACTCTCTTCTGTTCATTTTCGGCTCCTTTGGTTTTACTTGTTGCTTTTTATGGTATTGTTTTTCTACTCTACCATATTATTGACATTAGCCAATAAAAAATGCAAAAATAAATTGCAAAATAAAAAACTCCACCTCAAAATCGAAAAATTTGCCGGAGAAAACAAAAGAGCTTTCTCAGTCTTCCACATTCGGCAACCAATAACTTTTCAAATGGGGTTTCCCCATTTCAAAGCTATAAAGAACCGTGACTACTGTATTTTCATCAAATCTGCCTTCTCTCAGAATCACCCAAGCTAACCTCATAACTCCTTTACTCTTGTTCTTTAATGTTTGATTCAATGCTATCATACCTGTAACATGAGCATTCTTTCTTTTGTCCTCAGAAAAGTTCGCCATAGAAATGTTTGATTTTGTGTAAGAAGCAGCATCAGCTTGTGTGGCGGTCATCACTAAACAATTCTTCTCTTGTCCTAATGCTCGCAGTGCTTGCCATGTTTCATTTTGTTGTTGTCTGAATTCTTTCCTATTATCTTCTGGTTTTAGAATGTCAGCATAATCTATAACTATTACATCTGGAATGAACTCCTCTGAGTCTTCCCATATTGTAAGAATATCTCTTATTTCAGAAACATTTATAGATTTGTTAGGATGAACTGATAGTTTGAATCTTTTCCCTCTTGCGTTCTTAAGAATACTTTTCGCTTTCCAATAAGCCGCTTTCCAAGTAAGAGGATTTTCAATGATCTTAATCTTCGTTGAAAATATAGGTTCAAAACCTCTCCTTTTCTTTTCAAAGCAAGTAATACAAAATTCAGGTCTTTCTTTCTTCCTGAGTTTTCTACATGTATTTTCTACATTCCTACGACAATTAAGGACTGGTATTTCTATTTCTCCAGTATATTTTTCCTTATTACTTCTTCCTGTTATACGAATAGCTATTCGTCTAATTATTTGGCTCTTACTCATGTCTCCCACTTCGAAGAATGCCACATTACATCTTTGAAAGTATGCTTGTATCGCCATTTCAACTAACCACCAAGTCTTCCCTCTTTTTTCAGGAGCAAGGATGCTTATGAATCCATCTCGTGTCAATTGATCATTTATTAGATCTCCCAATGCTCCAGTTAGTGTGAACAATGATTCTGTATCGTATTCAAAAGCAGTTCGCATACTTTCTTTATCATCAAATAGATTTATGCCTGTTCCCAATAATCTGTTGCTTATGGCTTTGTCTTTGTTGTATTTGCTTATGAGAACTTCTATGTTTGGAACTTCGCTGTTACTGGTCAGTTCAGCTTTAATATCTTCTGCCAGAATAGCAAGTCTTCTTTTTTTGAAATAGTCTTCTGATTTGTCTAAGATATATTCTACATTAAAGGTGCTTTCTTCTTGTTCATATTCTTCTGATACCCTTTCAAGGAGCTCAGATAATAGTTCTAATTCAACATCCCGAATATTTTCATCTTTCATATAACTGCTGAACAGATCTTGAATATGATCTGCTGGTGCTTTTTTGTATTTGTTGAAATAATCTAAACACCATTTTGCTATTTTCGCTATGAGTGGAACTTGCAATAAATCTAATTCTAAGACTGGCTTTACTTCCATTAGGAATCTTGTGTTAGTAATCATTCCAACAAGTATTTGTCTTTCAATAGAATGGTCTGCATCTTCTCTGTTCAATTTCATGTTCATTTCCTTTTCAATTTATCCTACTGCATTACCTATCGCCCATTCTGGTCTTGTTATAATTAACATCTCTTCAGTTGGCTTAAATATTCCTATCCATTCATTCTCCATTGATCTTTCGAGTATTAGTATGGCAAGTTTTTCACTTTGATTGCTATACTTTCTAATTTTATTGAGAGTACCATTGATTCCATACATGGTCTTGTAAGGATGTTTTATTTTATTTCTATATTCTAACCATTCTTTCCATTTTTCTAAGAATGGTCTTTTGAATGGTAGATTCCCAAGCATTATTTTTACTTCTTTACTGGTCAATCTTGTGTGAAAGTTAGAAAGTTTTTTAGTTCTCTTCATTTTTAACCTCATTTTGACCTTTTTATTTTGTAATTCGATTTTTTTTATTTTAATGCATCTACTTTCATTTGTTATACTTACATTAAATACATTTTGTTATTTTTGACCTTATTTTGGTGTTTTTACCTTCATTTTTAATATTTATTGAGCTCAATACATCACAATAATATTGTATGTATTCAGTATACAATATATGTGAATATTATATTGAATATTTACCGCGAGCGTGTGCGGGTGTGTGCGCGTACCAGCAAAAAAGGTCTCCAGGGTACGCACGTCCGCACGACGCGCATAAGCTGCGCGCACGCGCGTACAGTAAAAGACATATATTTTAATCTTAATCACGTAAGTTTTAACAGCAAATTTAATCAACTTGTAATTCCTTTTTTAATTGTGCTACTTCTGACCTGTTCAATTCTGCTGGATCTTTCTTATCAGTTGTTACTATTTCGGTATGTCCGGGGAATCCCCCAAGGATGTTTGAGAGTTTCCGAGCTTGTTTCTGCGCCTCAATTTCACTGTCAAACAAGATAAACCTGTTCTTGTATCTACACATGAGCTTAATTTGTTCAAGAAGAAAGGTTGTCCCAAAAGTACCAACTGCTCCTGATCCTAATCTCCAGACATCTGGTATTCCTTCAACGATTATAATTGAATCCGAACGAACCTTGTCTATTCCATACAGTATTGTTTTGTGATGTACTATTTCTTTTTCTTTAGAACAAGACTTGTATCTCATTGGAGATTTATCTGTTATGTCTCTTGAAGTAAAACTTATTATTCTATTATTGTAGATGATTGGGATAATTATTCTGAATTTGTAGTTCCCGAGATGCCCTGTCCCAAGAAGATCCCATTCCTTTTGTAGCTTATTTGGATTAAAGTTCCTATTCAACAAGTAGAATTTGTGCCTGTAAGCCATTTTAATTGTGCCACAGGGCAAAGCTACCACATTAGGGGTCTTAGACGTTTCTGAGGGCAACCTAACGTCTTGGCGGCGGTGTTTGCGTTGCTTATAGGTACTTGGTATTTGGACAAAGGGAATTTTAGTGAGTTTTTCAATGGTTTCGGAGAGGGAATGGAACCCACATTTCCAACAGTGAAAGAACCCTGACCTTATGTTGTAGCCCAAGTGCCAGCTATCCCTTCCTTCACAGAAGGGGCAATCTATTTGAATCCATCCCGGAGTACAGTGATGATCACCCTCTTCTATGAATTGGATACTGTAATCTTTACAGAATCTAATGAAGTCAAAGTTCATAATTTATTGTTTCTTTGATTTTAGCTGCTGTTTCTGTCCTGATCAACTCTCTTATCGTTGGACAGCCTTGTGATTTGGCAATACCTATTTTTATTTTCGCTTCTGCTTTCAAGCAGTTAGCAATGTCTTCTGATTCTTCAAACAGACTTACCATTACATCTGGATAGTCTGTAGAGTTGCAGAGTGCAAACAAAAGATTTTGTGCTTCTTCGTAGGTTAGGGTTATTCTAATTTTCTTTTCCATCATTATTCTCCTTGTGTGTAATTATTACTATACAACTTATTATTGACAATTGCAAGCAAAAAATAAATAATAAATAATACAGGGGATAAAATACTATCCCCTGTATTTTGCTGTGCTTTACAGGTCGGAACTAAGAATAGCCAGTGCTTTACTCTTAAATTCGGATCTGCTTCCCACTATGCCGTCCCACATTACCTGAGCTTCGTCTTGTCCTTCTCGTGGTTCTTGGTGGTCTGCATAGTTTGTTACGGCATTTAGTAGTCCGTAACGAGTGTAATTGTTATCGAGGCTTTCTTCTTGATCCATCAAGTCCTCGATTTCTTCTCGCTTGTTTAGTACACGAGTGAAAGCTGCTTCATGTGGTTTAGCGGTGGTTGGTAGAAGTTTATCGAAGAATTTTTTCAATTCTTTGCTATCAACTTCTTTAAGAGTAAGCTCATTCAGGAGCTCAATATGCTCTTTCAATCCCAGTTTCAGTTCGGCAAGGTCAATTAGATGACCTTCGATTTTACTTGCAGCGTTCCTTGTGTGTGAGATCTTTCGGAGTGAGTTGGATGCAGTAGCTTGGGCTGAAGCCATTCTCAAAGTGTTGGCACATACGACTCTTATGTCATGAGCGCACACTTGATAAGAGCCTTTACCAAGAGGGTTGTAGTACATCAGTCTGCTAATGGTGTTGCTCTGATCGCCTTTGACTTGGAACTCATCCAGTTTCAAGTTCAAGAAGCAAACAGCCCCATTCCACAGAGTTCCCACACTTTCGATCTTAAGATCAGAATATCTCAAGATGAAGTTTTGGTGAATGTACTCCAACAGGCTCTTATTGTTGAGCAAGGTGAAACTTTCACCTACATGGTCAACCAATACGGCTTCCTGATCGGCTCTTACTATTGCCCAAGCCCGAACTTGTTTTCCGTCAGAGAGAAATAATGGTCTCTTTTCAATTGGGTAGTCCATTACTTCTAATGACTGTTCGTAAGATACTGCTTTGTCTTGCTGAACATACTGTGGCAATCTATGCCAAGTAGTTCCCCATACTACTCCTTTGTCATGCTTTTGTATTCCTGCTGACATTGTTTTGTTCCTTTTCTGTTTTGGTTTGGTTTGCTACTCTTCTATCCATTCTTTGACTTTGTCTATTGCCTTGTTCTCATTTACAGTGTCGTAAATGATTCCTACTACTGCATTTCTATTGATGTCTACCACTTCTACATAGTGTGCGCCACCAAGTTGTTTGAACCTATATCTTGGTTTCTTTTCAGGCTCTGGTTCTGGAGCATTCCTTAGCTCCTTCCAAAGCTCCATTAGCTGCTTTTCCGTTTGGTGGATACGCTCTTTCGCTTGCCACAATCTTTTGAGATAATTTGATTTTTTACTCATCGTTTTTACTCCTACTTTTAGATTGTTTGCAGATTGTGTTTAATTTCCTTGATTGCTAAGTCTACTGTTTTTATTTTCCATCCCTTTGAACGTAGAAATTTCTTGATCAACTTTGTTGTAATCCTATGTTCTTTTTTGATTATCTCATAGAATTCAATGGGGCAGTTCAATACTAAATCTACTACCGAGGAGGCTTCTTCAGATAGATTACTGATCATCTCTGAAAGTTTTGCTGAATTCCTTGAGAAGTTTCCATTAGAAGGGGTGTTCACCAATGTTTCTATTGGTACTGTCATAAGAGGTGTTTTTCTACCAAGAATTCCCATGTTTGGGTACATCTTTTTGAAGTGAAGGCTCAAGACTCTATAGAGATATGTTGAGTATTCCCCTCTATCCAGATCACATTTTTGGTGGTCTTTCATGAAAATGTAGAAACATTCACTTATCGCTTCATCAAAGGGTCGTCCAGTCCGGATGTGATTATCCCATGCTATCCTGTACAGTAAGTTTTTGTGTTCAGAAAAGATCTCTTCAATTGATTTCTCCATTTCAATTCCCCTTATTTTTAGCGTTAGAAGGTGATGTTTTCAGGATTGTCCTTGATATAGTCACTGACCAATTCTATTACCATTTCTCTGGCTGACTTGTCTTTCAACCTGCACAGAGCCATGAATTTGTTTTTCAGGGTCTTAGGAACTTTTCCCAACATCCATACGACAGTTTCTTCTTCTGTTGCTTCTGCTGCTTCTGTTGCTTTTGTTCTTTTCATTGTCTTTCGCCTTTCAATTTAGGTTAAGGTTTTATGCTTTCTTTTTCAATCCTAATTTAGTTGCAGGAAATACATGTAGTTCTAACGCATGTTGACCTCCTGTGAAATATCCACACCCACCAAGATAGGTTGATTCTGGTTTGTCGTGTAGCCCAAAGAGTTCCAAGAATCCTCCACGAGGTTCGTATTTTTCAATTCCAAGTTCAGTAGCTATTTTCTCAAACCCTTTCTTTGCTTCTTTTTTGCTGTTGTAAATGCCTTTAACTTCTGTTTGCTCACCGCATTCGATGCACCCTACGTCAACAATAATATAGGTCATCTTACTTTTTCCTTTCAATTTAGGTTATGGTTTTCAGTTATGCTTACAATAAGAGACACGAAGTGTGTGAAGGGCTGCTACAACATTGGAAGGGTTCACTTGGGTGGGACTTCGTGCCTCCACTTTGTAAACACTACTTCAAGTAATCCTGCACCAAATCATTCAGTACAGAGGACTCGCCAACATCCTTGCCATCAAGAACTTGGTCAAGGATTTTTTGTTTCTTGTTGAGTAGCATTATTATATTCTCCTCTATTGTTCCTTTTGTTGAGAGATACCATATATTTACGGCTTCACTCTTCTGTCCAATTCTATGTACTCGGTCTTCTGCCTGTGTGAGCTCTCCTGGAGTCCAAGGGAGCTCCAAGAAGGCTACATTGCTGGAAGCAGTCAGTGTTATTCCAACACCAGCAGCTTTGATGTTCCCTATGAACAATCTGACTTTGTCGTTGTTCTGAAAGTCTTCTACTACTTGTTGCCTTTTATTCATAGGTGTACTACCATCAAGGACTACACAGACGTCTTTGAACTCTTCTCGGAGTTCTTCTACAGCTATCCTGTGTACTGTGAATACAACTAACTTCTCTTCATTTCCAAGGAAGTCAGAGATCCACCTTTTCGCTTCTTTCATCTTACCTTTCAAAGCAAGTTGCTTCAACATTCCTATCTGTACCAGAGTTTCACTTCCTTTTGCTCTTTCTGCTTTCGCGCTGCCATATTTCTCTTTGACCCAAGCAATGAAGTCGTTCTCTGCCCTTTGGTATTCTACTGCGTTTGTCATTTGAAGCGGTACTGATGCTCTTGTTTTGTTTGGAAGCTCAGTTAGAACATTCGCCTTCAGTCGTCTTATCATGATGTTCTTAGTGAGTATCTCATTGAGTTTTTTTGTATTTGAACTTCCAGTCATGTCCCAACCAAATCTGGTATGAACCAAGTTGCAATACTTCTTAGCGAATTGCCATCTGTTAGGGAACAGGCTTGGCTTGATCAAGCTGATAGCATTGTAGATCTCAATAGGTCTATTTACTATCGGTGTGCCTGATAAGCACAGTACATGGGGAATGTCCATAGCTATGTTCTTCGCTGCTTTGGTTCTTTTTGCCTTGTCGTTTTTGATGTAATGTACTTCATCAAAGATGATGGCTCTTGGTTCAACTCCAACCATACTTGCCCGATGCTTTACTATGACATCGTAGTTAGTGATAACTATTTGATTCATAATAAATTCTTTACCACCATTGACAACAGAAACATTAGCATTAGTTGACATCCACTTTTTGACTTCCTTCTCCCAGTTCAATTTCAATGAAGCTGGGCAGATAATCAAAGCTGGTCTGATCTCTGGGTGAAGTTGCAACCAAGCAAGGACTTGAACAGTCTTACCAAGACCCATCTCATCAGCAAGCAAAACTCTTCCTTTAACAGCTTCTATGAACTCTACACCTTCTCTTTGAAAAGGGTACAGAGTTCCCTTGAGCCCTTCGATTTCGCTGAGTTTTTTCTTTTTGATAGGTTTGAGCTGCTCTTCATACCACATTTTCAATTGGGGTCTCATCTTAAAGCCTAAGTCAATAAGTGTTTTTGTATTCTCAACACCTAACGGTACTGACCATCTCTTAGTTTCGCCATCATAGTCTCTACCATTAATTTCCTTAATTTTGCTAATCAGTTCAACATTGTAGTAGAACCGAATAAGGATTTGGTTCCCTATTTTGCCTATGATCTTTTCGTGGTCAGTCCTCGATCTTTCTTTAGTCTTCATCTTTGCTCCTTTTCCTGTAACGAGGATATCGTTTTTTCCTGACCATCAAGACCCAGTTTTTCACTTTTTCCTTTACTACTTTGAGTTTTTTTGATGTTGTTCTCTTTTTCAGTTCCATGTGTCCACTGTGTTTTGGAGTTTCCTTATACATCAGGGCTTCATATTGCTTTTTTCCATTTTCATCGAAAACAGGAGTGTCAGTCCAATAGAAACGATAACGCGCACCATGTCTCCTCTTATTATTTAATTCACAATAGAAAAGTTTCAGGTGTGGTCGAGGGGATGTTAGGATATCTTCCTCTCCAAAAGTACATATGGGAGCAATTTTCTTTTTCCTCCATCTTTTCATAATTGTTTTCCTCCATTTTAGGTTTCTGCAGATTAATACCAATAAGTGAAAGCATTTTATACCTATTACAATCATTATGCAAGTATAAAATGCTTTCCTTTTATGGATATTAGTCTTTTTTCATCGTTGCTCCTTGTTTTCTGAGCTCTTCTATTGTCCAGCAGCCACTGAGCCGCACACCTCCGGGCATCCATATACCTTGTCGATCTCTTCCCTCAAGGGATACTAAACGATATGTTTCATCTTTGCGACGAGGGAGGACTTTGTAGCGCATTCCTGATTTTGAAGTGATGATATCCCCCCTCTTTAGGATCTGTGGAAGAGGGTTGTTCCTCCTTTTCATTCTCTTCGCAGGTCTTTTAGTTCTTTTCATCTGAAGTCCTCCTTAATTACACTCTTTCAGTGGTCGGGGTGTCCAGTGCATGTCTCGCTCAATCGGTAATCCTAACGCTCCTCGGACTTTTTGTAGCTCGCTCAAGCTGAAGTAACCATATTCTCTCTCTAAACCTACAACGACACCAAAGAACATGTCTAAGCCGTCATATTCGCTGGCATACCAAGTCCACTGAGCATCTGGTGTGAAGAATTTCACCTGTGCAATAGCATTTTCGCCAAGATCCTCATTTACACCAAGCTCCGGTAGTTTGTGGAGGATTTCTTTTGTTAATAGTTTCATCATCTTTTCCTTTCTGTTAGGGTTTAATAGCTACAATCGAGTGCTCTATATTTCAAGAGCACTCTCAGTAGCTACCCAAAGCAGAAGAATAACGTCTTGAGGACTTCCATGTCCTCAATGTTACTGACTTCTCTGCGTTTAAGTTCAGCTTCTTTCATGTAGTTGACCGCTACAGTTAAGGCTTGTCCTATTATATAACTTCCTCTCGCTGAGTTAAGCAGTTGTTTTGCATACTCTGTTTTCTGCTTATCTGTCATTTCATTCCAGTTGTGTGGTTTTGCCATCGTACTATCCTTTCTTTTTGGTTCAGTTATTCATATGCAAAAAGTTTGTCCCAATCTTCATCCTCTTTGACAATCCCTTCAAGGTGAATCCTTTCCATATCGTCAATGATTGTTTGAATAGGGCGGTAATACTTCTTCTTCAAGTCTTTCATTGCACCGATGCACTGTTCAAACTCATTCAGATCAATTAGTATTTGCATTCTCTTTCCCTTTCTGTTTTTCAGGAACCTTTCAAAATATTCCACAGACGCCTTGCTATTCTTTTCTTCTGTGACACTTTTTCTGGAATATCGTCAATAGGTATTCCCTCCTTTTTTGCAAGAGCTTTCAATTCGCTTACTTTCATTTTCCAACGCAATGTTTCCCATGTTAATTTGTCCATCTACTTTGCCTCCTTCTCCTTTGCTTTTTCTCTTATGAGCTCCTCCAATAGTTGACTTACTGTCTGGTCATTCGGTCCTACTACCATCAGTTCTTTGTCCCAATCTTCGTCTTCATAACGAGCATAGAAAGCAACTTCTCTCGTTTTCAGAACTTCAGCAGATAGTAACATACCTTCTGAAAGTTCATAGACCTCATCATTCATTTCACAGTACACAGTTTTCTTTCTACCCTTTGGACGAAGATACTGATCTACTCTTCTCTTTTTCATTTTATTTTCCCTTCTTTCATCTGTTTTCTGTAGAAATCATTCATTTTGCCAAGCATCACGCCCCAATGAGCTCGGCAAAGTGTAACAAGTTCTTCTTTCTCATCTAATCCAGCAAGAACAAAATTGATTTTCTTGCCTTTGTAATCTGAGTCAAGGTACATGTTGTCTGCAAGGTTTCTTTCATCTCCACAGATTAAGCATTTCTTGTTCATTGTATTCCTCCATTAGTTTTAATTGTTTCTTCAATCAACTATGACTATGCTCTATATTTCAAGAGCATAGTGTATAGGTGATCAAGCGACTGCAAGTCTACATCTTGTTCGCCACTCAAGAGCACTCTCGTTTATTGTTGGGGATAGTTTGTCAAGAACTCGTAACGGACAGTCATAGTAGAACGGATGCATAGTCTCATCCATTGCTTTATAGCCGAAATTACATCTACCATTTGGTTGCCGTTTGGTCAGACACACTACCGCTGTTGTCATGCCTTCTCTTTCTCCTTGATTGATTTTCACCGCTGCGTAAAAGATCTCATCTACAACGGCGGATTCAACGATGGTGACGTCTGGAAACTCCTTCTCGAAGAAATCTTTCAACTTCTCTCCGGAAGGTCTGTGAGAAAAATCCCATCCCATTGTTTTGTTCCTTTCTGTTTTGTTAGGGTTAAACCTTCTCTTCTGATTTTGGGTGGCATTTGTCATAGTACCCATCTTCGTCAGCTTCAAACAGTTCTCTCTGCTTGTACCACTCATCTTGCCAGATGGGATGATGCAGCTCTCTTAGTTGGAAGCCTTCTCTGAAACTAACTCTTGCATCTTCTCTGAATTCTCTCTTACAATCTTCTGTTAGTTTTTTGAAAAGTGGAAGATTCAGATACTCCGCTCCAAACTCTCTTGGGTCAAATAGTCCCGGCACTTCCACCCTGAATTGAGTTTCTGGATGACAGATACACTTTTCTCCATAGAATTCAACTACTTTGGTTTCAGCAGGAACTCCTTTCAGCATCTCGTGTATCGTGTCTAACTCATAGCACTTGTAAGCATCATTCTCATCGCTGTAATACTCTCCACAATACGGACAAGTGTGATTGCTGTAGCAATCTTCACAGTAGATAGTTTCGTTTGCTATCACTATTCCACCTTGTCCTCTTGGATCAGCACCTATAGGCTCCTCTGTTCTTTCATCACAGTCTGCACACCTTGCGAAAAGTTCCATATCGAGTTCGGGTCTGTGTCCGGAAGGATGTTTGATAAAATAGGTGAAGTTGTTTCCATTTAGGATGTTCACTATCCCAACGACAATACTGGCGTGATAAGTTTTCTGCCATTCCTCTACTTGTTTTTCATCTGTGAGATCAACGAGATCACAGTTGGGATCCCATCCTGTGTCGTAATACCCTGTCCCATCCAGTGCGTTTTTCGCCTTCTCTTCAGTGTCCGCTCCACCTTTCCCTGATGAGTAGATGTCGTACCACATCCCGTTCTTGTCCCAGACACACATATTCCATTCATATATGCATCCGTCGTAGCCACCTCCTTCATACATCAGGAGTTTGCTCTTCAGTTCGGCGGTTTCCATTGTCTTTCCTCCTTATAAGGTTTTTAATGGTTTCCCTGATTTTTTTCTTATGCTTCTTTTGTTTTCGCTGTATCCTCTTATCCTTTTTGAGATAGGATTTCCAATTTGAACTCATGGCTATATCCTTTCTACTGGATTGTAGGATTAACAGAGACCATCCAGTGTCAGTTTTTTAGGATCGAAGTCAGTAACGCTTCCATGATAAATGGTTTCGTTTTTGTAGACATCATGTACACCAATTCCAACTGAATCAGCCATAGGATATATGGTGTATATCCATTCTGCGCCACAATCTCTTGTTCCTGCTGGATGGAGATAGACACTTCCGATGCCATCTTTGAAGTGAGCAATCAGTTGAGCAGCGAGACATTCCATTCCGTTCGCTGCCTTGCCACTTTCTGTGTTGAAACCGTTTACGATTTTGAATCCTTCTAAGAAGGACTTCAATTCACTGCCAAGACCTTCAGGATAACCATCCATCTGTCTGTACATGACAACGATGTCCTTGAACTTATCTTCTTCGGTGTCGTGATACGTGATGACTGTTAGGCTTCTTGTACCCATTGTTCTGTTCCTTTCTTTAGATTTTTAGTTGCTATCTGTAGATTAATATCTACAAGTGGAAGCATCCATCTCAGAATGCTTCCTGTTTGTAAATGTTAGTCTCCTTTGATCTCGCTGGTCGCCGCCTCAAGCATCTCTGCTAAGGCTTTCGCCTGTTCAATGGCGATGTTCCCATGCTTTGTTACAAGACGATAGATTCCAGTAGGCAATCTATTCTGCTCATAACAAGTTTGAAGTAGATTGGCACATCCAGCCATCGTCTGTTTGATGTGGCTTGCCATACTTGCTCCAATCTCAACTGCCAGCTTCACTTTTTCTGGGACGGTCTCCATTGTCCTGTCCTTTCGTGTTTGCGTTGGTCTTTTCGGCATTCCATACAAATGCCACTCAAGCGCATCCACTGTAACAAGTCCATCCTCTTGTTGCACCTTCTACAATCCTTCCCATAGAGAACTTCATCACTCTTGTACATCCTTAGAACGAACATCACTTCTCCTTCAATAGATATAGTGAGCTATTTGGTATCGGCTTTGACACTTGGAAATCTTAACCAGAACACCACTGAAAAAGGTCTCATTGTGATAGCCATCCCAGTCTTGGAATTTTTCATCACTACCAAATTTTGGCATTCTCATGAATTCATCGAGAGCGTAGACCCAGCCTCTATATCTCATGAAGTTGTGGAAGTCTGGGTCTTCCATCCAATCGAACTCTTCCTTCTCTTTATCGGTGAGATCATGCCAGTAGAGGAAGTCTCGCCAGTGGTGATTTGTGTAGATTTTCACTTTACATCACCACCTTTCTGCTTGTCCTGATGCATTTTACCAAGCATCATATAACTTACCAGTTTTTTCTCTGCTTGACTTGGTTCTTTCCTGTATTTCTTAGGAAAGTTTAAGGAGTGAATAAATTGGTAGATGGTATCCTCAAGATAATCCTTCAGCCCATAGAAGCTCTCTCGCTGATTCTCATCACATTCGACATCAGTCATGTCGATTTCGCCCTTGTAGTGGAGAAGTTGTATTTGTCCCTCACAAGGTCCTTTGAGGCGTTTGATGATATCTTTATCATGGATAAACACATCGAATGCGAATGGCATATAACCATCATAGTAACCATCACTGTTCATGGCGTGAAAGTAGTTTAAGCATTGAATGCTACCATCATCACGCTTTTCAAAGTGCCAATCACTGTCTATCCCACTTCCATGTGGGAGGACTTCCAACAGCATCTCTTTGGTTAGAGTTGTCATTTTTCTATCCTTCCTTTTAGGTTTCTAATTGCTCTTATAGAACCAAGTGATAGCACCTGAGCTAACAGATGCTATCCAGTTGGGTCTACTTTCTTACAGGAGGTTTGTCGCTGAGCAGTCCCACAAGTAGGAATACATCATGGGCTGGTAGTTTCGCAAGAATCTTTGCGATTTCCAAACCGGATGTATAGGTGAGTTTCCTTTGGAAGACTACGAATGCGTAATCCTCTTCAGATTTGATGTTCGTTACATCAAACCCATCACGCACTATGCCGTGACCAACATAGATACCCTGTGCATCTATGATTACGGCATAGCCGTCTTCCTCATCATAAGCAACGAATGGCTGTTCTTTGACTTCCACTTGTTTTGTGAATGTCAAAGCACCACTCCAAGCATCCCAGTCATGGGCAGTGAATTTGTGGAATTCCATTGTTCTGTCCTCTCTTCTTTTCTCTGGTTTTTAACATACTACGTCAAAGTCTTGTCCATCTACAAGACCATCTTCTACCATACCGAATACTATTTCTTCGATATAGTGGTGGTCTACTGCAATCCCAGTGGATATTCGCTGCCAGGATTCATATTTGAGATGGTCTTCTACCCATGTTCTACATGGTTTTGTGAGTGGTCTTAGTAAATAAGTTGTTGTGAACATTCACTAACACCCCCTCTCTACTGAGGTTCTGTCAAAGTATCCATATCTACAAGCACTCTTGCAGATAATTTTATGGAGTTTTTTGACATGGTCATTAGCATTAAAGTTACTTTTCACCATCAATCTTCCACAGCTTTTCGCTAACAAGCGAGTCCATCGACGGTCTTTCTCCCATGCTTTGCTGTTCATCGTTCTGTTCCTTTCAATTTTGGTTTATTTCACTAACGTATATTTCACTGTTATATTTCGCTGACGTGTTTTCGCTGTCGGCTTTATGCCGTTGATTTTATACTGCGATTTTCGTGCTTGTGATTTCGGTTACAGTATAGTTTTTTGTGATTTGTAGATAAACAACTTTGTGATATACTGATAGATAGATTTCGTGATTTGGTTTTTTGCAAAATAGATTTTAATTGTATGCTACAAGATTAGTTGTAGCATACTGTTAAATCCTATTAATAAGGTTTGAAGTTTTTTTGCGCGTTTATGACCACAAATAAACTGGCTTCAATTAGCATAAGCTGTTCGGCAGACAGTTCGATTTTGCCTTCCCATGTATCGGGTGCTTGCCCATCACTTAATTCGGGTGGACCATTGCAGGTGAACACGCCATTATTGTCGATGATATCGGCAAAAAACAAATCAGTTATACCGACTGCCGTATAGGTGTTTTGGCAGTGATATAGGTTTTTATCGACACAATCGACTTCGATCTGCCAGTTTTTGCCTATTGTGATAGGCATTACTGGCGGCACTAATCCTGTTGGCAGTGCTTTTTGTAGTTTTTTTGCGTTTGACATTGTGCTACCTTTCGATTTTTGGTTTGTTACATTTTTCGCTATTGAATATTCGCTATTGAATATTCGCTATTGAATATTCGCTAACGTGTTTTCGCTGTTGAACTAAATTTCGCTGCTTTTCGCTATTTCGCTGTTGAACCAACATTTGCTGATTTTGTTGGTTTTGCCGATTTTGCCGAATTTACGGATTTGTAAATTTTCGTAAAATTTTTGTGATTTGGCAAATCGTGTGCAAAATTATACATTATACGATTTTCGATAATGTAATTTTGTTTTACTTTTTTGTGATTTTGTTTTTGCTTTTAGGCAAAATAGGATTTAATTTATACCGCAAAGTTTTTTATGCTTTGCGGTATATTGTTAAACCTTATTTTTTATCGGTTGCGATTTCGGCGGTATCGGCGGCGGTTTTCGGCGATACCAAATGTAATTTACTGCCGCGATATTCGGCAATTTTTGCATGCAGCATAAATTTGGTAATTCGGCGAACAACCGATTTTTGTCGATTTAAGCCCGCGTTTGCATATTTCGGTTTATCGGGATTTTTTTCGATAAACCGTTTTTGCGTTGCCGTTGTTAGTGCCGCAAAATCGATACCGCCATTTTTCGTGGTATCGGCTATGCAATCGTAAACTGCATAGTCGCGTTCGTATCGGGTCGATACGTTCGCCGATTTTGTGTTTTGCTTTTGTTGGTAAGCCTTAAAAGCAGCATATTCGGCGGCGGTAACTTCGACATTTTCGGCGGTAGGCTGTGCGGTAGGCTGTGCGGTAGGCTGTGCCTTGCGATCGGTTTCGATTTTTGCTTTTAACTGCGATTCGGTTTGTGTGTTTTTGTTTTTCGACATTGTACTAACCTTTTGATTGTAATTATACCGCGCGTTATTACGCGACATTTTTTAACTGCAATTTGTATAGTGCAAGTAAAAAACCTGCACTATACTTTTGCAATTAAAACCATTAAAAAGGTGTAAAACAACTGTAACTTATTTAACACTATTAATAAATTTTAACTATTAAAATTTATATGGTAAACTTGTGTTACATAGTTTTTTACGCATTAAACATTTTAAAAATTATGCTTTATAATACACTGCAATATTATAAACCTTACCAGTTTTTACGCGTTAAATTACTAATATATGCTATACAAATTTACCGCTTAAAAAGCCGATATACCATAAGTTTTTTAACCTGTATTGTATAAATTTTAATAGTTAAATTTATACGATTATGGTTTTATAATCGGTTATAAACTTGTAATTAAAAGCATATGCTTTTATTTAACGTTTATTTAACTGTATGCGAAAAAACTTTTATTATGCCGTTATTAATGTTATCGGCATAATCGAAAAAAACTTTAACTTTTTTACTGCCACCATTATAACAAAGTTTATGTTTATAAGCAATATTAAAATATTTATAACTTATACAATGTTTATAAAGTATTGCTATATAGTAACTTATAAAAAGCATTTTATTTGTAAAAAATGCATTGCTATTTACAACAAATAATGCTATGGTACGCGCTTTTGTAAAGCCTTGTGTTATAACATGTTACAACCTAAATGCTAAAAAAACTAATAGCTATAAGTTTATAGGCATTATATGTTTATATGGTATAAAACCTGTCGCGCGGCGATATTTACCGATACCATATAACGCGATAAAAAGTATGCTATGCTATAAAATATACAGCTATAAATCGTTGCGTTATAACATGTTACATAATACAGTATAATGGCAGGTATAAACATATTAAGCTATAATTAAAACGCGTTACGCGCCGAATATGGGCGTTTTATTATAACATGTTATATACCATATACTTACAACATATCATATACTATAAAGCAATATTAAGCTCCATAATTAATAAAGTAGTAAGCTCATCAATAATTAATAATGGTGTAATATCATATGGTATTAATAATAAGGTAAATCCCTCTGTTATTAACAAAGTAGTAATAAGCTCTATAATTAATCATGTAATTAATCTATCTCTTATTATCATTGTAGTAATAAGTCATATCATTTGTGTTATAGTATGTTCATATATCATAGTAGTATAACGGCATATCTTTTTTATTATCTTACTGTATATCGGTATAGCTAAAATCATGCATAGTAAGGGGGATAGCATACGTTCTAAGGCTATATTATAGCTTAATCATAGGTGGGCGAGGGCAAAACACCTTAATCAGCAAAACAAAAGGGATTTATATACCTTGCCATTGGATTTTTATTATAGGGCGTTACAAGGGATTTATGGTACGTTGCCGGGGATTACAACTATGCTACCGATACCGACCCCCAAAGTCATTTAGCAAAATGTAATCGACCGTTTGGGTTTTATATTTTGGTGTGAAATGCCCATTATATTACCAGAGGAAATATGGATTGATCAACCCTTTCTGTGATCACACTCCTCCTACACTGTATTGGCCTTACCCCCTTGAATACTATAAAGATCATAAGATCATTTACCTGTATATTACTATAATAGAACCCTCTACTGAGTTACTGAGCCAATTGAGTATTAATACTACCCCCTAACCCTTTCATAGTGAACTTAGATTGGTCTGTGAGACTCTTAATAGGAGCTATTACTGTATTGTGTACCATTAATAGGGTTTAAGCTCTGTATGAACAAGAGATCACTATATTATTTTCATACCTAATTTACTAATATGACGAATTGAAAAATTTAAGAGAAGAAATAAAAGAGCAAGAAAGATCTTTACAGAAAATGTGAATGAGAGTATGAATTAATATAATGAAGATGATCAAGTGCCAAGATTGAGGTTATGAATATGAAGAGAACCAAAGATAAGATTGAAAAGGGGTATAAGAGGAAGACCTCTCCTTATAATGAGAATTTAGTGTATAAGGGGAAGTATAATAAGAATACCTTCCCTGATCTTGTAAAGACATTTGCTCAACAAGGGCTTACAGATGCTGAAATAGCAAGGAAGTTGGGTATATCATTATCTACGTTCTATATTTATAGAAGGAAATATCCTAAATTCGCCAAGTCATTAACCGCAGGGAAAGAACCTGTTGATATTGAAGTTGAACAAGCTCTGTTCAAGAGAGCTATGGGGAGAGAAATTCCCATTGAAGAAGTGACTGAAGTTACGAGTGCAACAGGAAATGTCACAAAGACTGTGAAGAAGTATAAGAAGTATTATTTAGGGGACACCATTGCTCAGATATTCTGGTTGAAGAATCGTCAACCTGAGAGGTGGAGAGATAAGATTGATCATGGAGTGTCGGGTGATATTATTATTAATGTCGATAAAAATGATAAGAAATACTAATGTTCCAAAAGAAGTTCAAAAAGACTCCCAAACAGCTTGAAGCAGATAAACTACTGACTTCTAAAACAGCCGTTCATATCATGTTTGATGGAGGTAGCCGTTCAGGAAAGACCTTTCTACTCATAAGAGCAATCATTATAAGAGCGTTGAAAGCGGCAGGTAGCCGTCATGTGGCTCTTAGGAAGCACTTCGCCAGCATTAAGAGATCTGTTTGGTATGACACCCTCCCTAAAGTTCTTGATCTTTGTTTCAAAGAAGTTCCTGTTGAAATGAATAAGTCTGATTGGTTTATAAGGTTTCCCAATAAAAGTGAAGTATGGTTTGGCGGATTAGATGAGAAACAGCGCACAGAAAAGATCTTTGGAAATGAATATAGTACCATGTTCTTCAATGAAGCCTCTGAACTTGATTATGAGAGTGTAAGTAATGGTCTTACAAGGTTAGCGCAGAAGACTTCACTAAAGAACAGAGTATATTATGATTGTAACCCTCCCGGAAAGAAACACTGGTTGTATAAGGTGTTCTTCCAACATCTTAATCCACTGACTAATGTTGAAATAAATAAAGAACTGTATGCACGTCTTCAAATGAATCCGTTTGATAATAAGTCTAATCTTCCTGAAGGCTATATGGAAGAGATTCTTGCTAACCTTCCTGAAAGAAAAAGAAAACGATTCTTAGATGGTGAATGGTTAGACGATGTAGAAGGTGCTCTATGGAACCGAGATACTATGATAAATCCTTATAGAGTTACCCTTGCAAGCTGCCCAGAACTCGTTAGAATATTGATAGGAGTTGACCCTGCTGTTTCTACTAAAATTACTTCTTCTGATACAGGTATTGTTTCAGTAGGGATGTCTAAAAATAAACATTTCTATGTACAAAGAGATAGCACAGTGAAAGGAAGCCCATTAGAATGGGCAAATATAGTCAATAACCTTTATGGTGAACTCTCAGCGGACAAAGTAATTGGAGAATCTAACCAAGGAGGTGATCTTGTAGAAGCGAACCTCAGACATGTCAATCCTCTCATAAGTTACAAATCAGTTCACGCTACGAGAGGCAAGATAAAACGTGCCGAGCCGATAGCTAATCTTTACGAACAAGGGAGAGTTCACCATATTGGTATGTTTCCAGATTTAGAAGATGAGTTATGTAGTTATAATCCAGAAAATGAAGAAAATGACGAAAGCCCCAACAGATTAGACGCTCTTGTATGGGCTATGACTGAATTGGCTGGTATAGGTAAGTCAGCCGGAGTTTGGTAGAAGAAAGAAGGTGACATAATGGATGATGAAGATATTTATCAAGAAAATTTCCCTTGTATTAATGAACCTATTTATGAGGATGCAGAAATGCCTACTGTATATATAAAACTTCCTGCTGCACCAAATATAAGTAAAATTGCAAAAAAACATAGAGTACTATCATTCAAAAATAATGAAGGGTTTGGTTTGGCATTTAGAGGACTTGACAACCATCTGTACATCTATTTCTGTAATTTGAATGCTGTCTCGGGAGAAACACTATGAAAAGAACCATCTCTCCAAATAATGGCAATGGCAAAAGCAAAATGAAAGCTCTTGTTGAGTTTCAAAATTTAGCAACTGCTATGATTGAAAGATCAAGATTGGCTGGTAGACTTGGAAAGTCATTTGGTACTACCAATGATGATCGTGAATTATATACAGCTTTGGGATATCCTCTTACTTTGGACTTTGAAAGATTCCAAATGAGGTATAGAAGGCAGGACATTGCTAAACGAATTGTTGATGCCTATCCCAATGCTACTTGGAGTATCCCTCCTACTGTTTATGAAACAGAGTCTAATACTGATGAAACCCCCTTTGAAAAGAGTTGGAATGCCTTACTTGAGCAATTGAGGGTATTTTATTATATGCTCAGAATTGATAAAGTTGCTGGTATAGGTCAGTACGCCTGTCTGTTTCTTGGTTTTAATGATGGCAGAGACTTTAGCAAGCCTGTTAAAAAAGCAGATAAACTTTTATATCTAAAGACTTATGATGAAAGTGAAGTTCAAATAGGAGATCTTGTAACGGATACCTCAAGCCCAAGATATGGTCTTCCTGAGAGTTATAGACTACAAATGGTGACTGAACCAGGAGGAATAGAAACTACTGTTCACCACACTCGTGTTCTTCATGTTGCAGACGATACGGACGACTCTGATATATATGGTGTACCAAGACTTGAAGTAGTTTACAATAGACTTATGAACTTGGAAATGCTATCAGGTGGTTCTGCTGAAATGTTTTGGCGAGGAGCTTTTCCTGGATATGCTTTCGAGATGCCAGCCGATGTAACCTTGTCTGATGCTGATAAAACAGCAATGGGTGATCAGATAGAAGAGTATTTTCACAAACTCAATAGATATCTTAGACTTAAAGGTATAGAAACAAAACAACTGTCTCCTCAAGTGTCTTCTCCAAAAGAGCATATAGATATTCAGTATAGAGCAATTGCTGGAGCTACTGGTATTCCTCTTAGAATATTGACTGGAAGTGAAAGAGGTGAGTTAGCAAGTTCGCAAGATAGGAGCAACTGGGAGACCAGAGTCAACGAGCGTAGGAACAATTTCGCCGAGCCTGTTATGCTCAGGCCATTTGTTGATAGACTTATTGAAGCTGGAGTTCTTACTGCTCCAAAAGATAAGTATCTTATTAAATGGCCTGATGTAGAAGCTATGACTGAAAGAGAACGTGTTGATATTGCTGATAAGAAATCAGATGCCATACGAAAATATGCTTCTGCTCCTGGAGCCGAATATGTTGTTCCTGTGGGTTACTTCAGAACTAAGGTTCTCGGCTTCTCTCAAGAAGAGAGTGATAAAATGGATGACAGTGTTAAATCAGATATAGAAGATGAAGTAAATGACACAGTAGTAGTTGAACCAGTAGTTAAACCAAAAGAGAAAAAAGATGAATAGAGAAATAAGCATTGAAGTATTTATACTGATTCAGATTGCTATTCTTATATTTTCAGTTGGTGTGGGTTACTTTTTTAGAAATAGAGTATTAAGACGAAGGAGTAGAAGATGACAGTAGTAACAGGAAATAATTCGACTGTAAGCAAGATCATAAAAGCTCTTGGTCTGCCAGAACGAACAGTGGATTTCAAAATTAATTTTCCACTGAATGATGTGGTGACAGTAGACTGTAGTTATTATCCGAGTGGGGAAGGTATGGAAGAGTTAGGTGCTATTATTAAGAAATACAAATTAGTGACAGAAGAGATAGAAGAAATGGAGGAGATTAAGGAGAATATGGTAGATAAAGGAGGGATTAATGTAAGACCAACAATTCCTCCTCCATCTCCTCCTAAAGGTCAAGGAAAGTATAATGTTAGCGACAAAACAGCGAAATAAGCCGTCTTTATTAGGCTCTAAGGTAGTTTACCCTATAAATAGCCATTCAGACTGTAATAGGGACTGTCTAAGATCAAATAGGGCGTATAGCTACGACCCTACGAGGACTCTTTCGCTGAGAAAGGCTTGGGTTGCGGACTTTAATCGTAGATTTAAGAAGATTAGGTCGTTGATTTGGGAAGCCATTGTAGTAGATGATGTTTTTGGGTTACTGCCAAGACCTCATACTTTAGCTCTTCCAAAAAGAGTTTATGAATTTAGAACTTCTCGTGAAAAAGTTGATGAGTTTATGGTTTGGCTTCAAAGGCAAGTTGATGATGAAGTCTTAGGAGTTTCATTTGGAGATCCGAGAGATTTCACTGGAGCTCCACACTGGAATGATATGTATATTGATTCATCATACAAACAAGGAATAAGAAGAGCAAATGCCGAACTGAAGAAAGTTGGTATAATGCCAGACTTTCCAATAGCTCCTGCTCTTGCTGCTGAAATAGCATTTAATAGACCTATCCATGCTGATAGAGTTGGTTTGCTGTACACCAGAGCTTATAATGAGCTTAAAGGTGTTACTGATGCTATGGCTCAGCAAATGAGCAGAGTTCTTGCTCAAGGAATGGCGGAAGGTAAAAGTCCACGAGTAATGGCTCGTGAGTTAATGCATCGAATAGAAAAAGTTGGTGACTTAGCTACTACTGATGCTCTTGGTAGATTTATTCCTGCTGCTCAAAGGGCTCGGATGATAGCAAGAACAGAAATTGTCCGTGCGCATCATGTAGCAACTATAAATACTTATAGGGAAGCTGGTGTTGAAGGAGTACGAGTTCTCGCTGAATGGACGACTGCTGGTGATGATAGAGTTTGTACAAGATGCTTAGAGATGGAAGGTAGAATATTCACTCTGGATGAAATAGAACCAATGATTCCACTTCATCCACAGTGTAGATGTGTTGCAATTCCAGCAGAAATTAAGGTGATGAAGTGATAAAATTAGTAGTGCCTATGTACAACGTGGGATTATTCTTTTCACATGGGATGCAGTCCTTGAGTGCTGGTTTGGTAGAGTGTGGGATAGAGCATTCTGTTTATACCATAGAAGATGATAGTGTTCCAATAGAGAAGACAGTTTCAGAGATACTGGCTGATAATCCAAAAGCAGTTTGTTTCACTTCTACTTCATTTGAGTTCGATTTTATTAATAAACTTGCTGGTGCTATTTCTAAGAAGTCAGATTGTACGCTTGTGCTTGGTGGTGTTCACGCTATTATGAATTCATTATCAATATTGGACTCTAATTTTCATTACTACTGTATCTGTGAAGCAGAGATGGTATTTCCTCGGTTTTGCTTGCATTTAGAAAAGTACAAGGAACCGCCTTCGCTAATGGCTGGATTTTTGAATAAATATAGAGCAATGCCTTTTGGTTTGGTATGGGAAGCCTTAGTGCCAGAGAATTTGGATATAGACCTTCCAGATTATTCAAGAGGTCTGCTTCCTCTTACAGAAATATTAGATGAACGTGATGGTTGGTTAAGCGTGTTGGTTTCAAGAGGCTGTCCCTACAATTGTAGCTTCTGTGCCAATTCAATTTTAAGAAAGACTTTCTCTGGATATCACTTCTGTAGAAAAATGTCTCCGTATAAAGCGATTGAGCATATATTGAGATTACTTTCTAAGTTGGGCGACGTTAAAATGATAAATTTTGATGATGATAATTTACTGTCTGATATAAATTGGTTGCGAGTGTTCTTGAAATTGTATAGTGAACATATCTATTCAAAGACAGGTATAGGATTTGTATGTAATGGAAAAGCCTCTCATGTTAATTATCAAAGTGTTCAGTGGCTTGGAGAAGCTGGTTGTTATGAACTTCAAATGTCTGTTGAAACTGGAAATGAAGAAGTTAGGAATAAAATTCTTGGCAAAAGACTGACTGATGCTCAGCTTGAACAGGCTTTCACTACTTGCTATGATTATGGACTGAGAACATTGGCATATGTTATGCATGGTGTTCCATTTACATCTAATGGAGATTGTGAAAAGACAGCAGAATTGGTAAAACTGTTGCGTCCTACCTTAGTTCGTGATACTTATTGCTATCCTTTCAGAGGGAGTCGTCTCAGAGAGCTATGTGATGAAGCTAATATAAAGGTAGAGATTCCTGATGGTTGTTATTTCAATGAGCCAGCTATCAAGGGACATATGGGAGAAAAGCAAAAGTTTAGAAGGCTTATTGAAAGTGATTATGAAATGTTTACTGGTAATACAGATTATTTGGTGAAAAAGAATGTATAAAAAGATAGACATATATGCTGTTGTAAGAGTATATGGAAAACCCATGCATACTTTCGCCACACTGAAATCTTTGGCATTGACGACTACTTCAGAAAATCTTTGTGTTCATTATTTGATTGTTTTCACTCACTCTGAAGATTTGCCTGTAGGAAGGTTTATAGAGCTTTTAGAAGACAGTGATTTGAAAAATTACAATGTAAAATATGTACCTCTTAGTTCTCCTACTGAGAATCTTCCTGATGCTGTTCGCTATTATTATGATTACGCAAAAACTCAGGTTCATGAGGTTTATTTTTGTTATATTGAAAATGATAATCTGTTCAATTCAAATTGGATAGAGCATCTGATGTATATTGTAGGGAAAGCAAGAGATGATGGATTAAAGGTTGGTATCTGTACTCCTCATCATATTACTGGTAAGGTCAATAGTCGTCACAAAGACCCTTACGAAACTAAGGATCCAGGAGAAGACAAGGAATACTATACCAAAGTAAGAGTTCCAGGATGTGTTCTACTCTTTACTCCAGCAGCTATATGTAGTATATCTGTAGATGATGTTTGTTTCCACATAAATCATCAGATTGATTGGAGAATATGTGATAAACTGTGTGCTTTTGGATTTAAGCATATTTCTCCTAAGAGAAGTGTAGCACAACATATAGGTAGAACAGGTATTGGATCAAAAGAATCTTGGTGGAAGTATAAAGGTAGGGGTGGAATTAATTTCACACCTGATATTGAAGTAGAAGGCTTATGGAAGGAATTTAATAAGGACTTGGTAAGTGTATAAAGATATTAATTTGGTAAAAGATCTGTGCTCTGTTGTAATAACTGTTTACAACGAGTGTGAATTTTTGAAGAAATGCATTGGATCACTGATGCAAAAAGCAGATCTGTCATTGGAAATAATAGTTGTTGATGGCGGTTCAGATAAAGAAATAGTAAAAGAAATATTTGATCACTTGTTAAGAGTTGAATATAGATTTGCTCAGACGAAGTTCATAACTACAAGAGTACGAACTCCAGCAGCACATTGTATAAACATAGGTATAGATGCCTCAAGAGGAGAACACTTATTTATAGCTAATGATGATATATTGGTTGAGACAAAGAATTGGTGTTCAAGGATGGTATTCCATGCTGTAACTAATCCTCATGCTGCTGTAGTTGGGTGTGTCGGTACTAAAACTTATCACAAACAAAGTGTACAGCGTAAGTATGATACAGAGGAATTCTTAGGAAAAGCATTTGAAAGTGATCAAGTAGCTGGTACTCTTTGCTACATAAATAGAGATGCAATGAGTAAGATTGGGAAGTATGATGAGAATCTTGGCTATCAAGGTGGCGGTGACGCTGATTATAGTGTCAGAGCTGCTGCTTATGGCTATGAATTGTTAATAGCGAAAGATGTTAAAGTGAAGCATCTCAATCATGGTACTTTGGAGAATTTCAGCTCAATGAAACAACACATCAGTAAAAAGTATGATGTGGAAGTTATCAGTCCAGATAATGTTCCTAAGTGCATAAAAAGAGCAAGGCATTTGTACTCAAATGAATCTAAGGATGCGGTTGCTGTTTGGGCATATAAATGTCCTATAATAGATAAGACAGTTGAGTCACTTGTAAAATACACACCAGAAGATATTCCTATTTATATATTAGATCAAGCTGCTCCTGATATGGTTGTAGAAAAAGAGCGGATGAAAGAAGTTGCTGAAAAGTACAAAGGTAGGGTTGATTTATATGAGTGCTTCATTAGTGAAAGTAAGAGAGACGCTCCTTTATCTATAATAAAGTTTTTGGTTAATCATCTTAATGTAGATAGGTTGTTGAAAATAGATGATGATGTTATTGTCTCTTGTGATGTATATACAGGTTTGAAAGAGGCCTATGAAAATAAACCAAACACTTTATTTTCAGTTGGATTATCTCCTATTCAAATATGGGGATTAGAGATATTCAAAGAAAGGCTGAAATTAAATGGTAAGTTAGACTCTTCTCTGTATAAACCTTTAACTATGTATGAGGAGATAGTAAGACGCCCACAACATGCGAAGCAAATATGGGAAGCCACAACACCTCCTGATGTAATTCTTCCTAAGTTGAGAAGTGGAAATAGATTTGTTAAAATACCAAATATCAACAGAAATTGGGGGATGTTTCATTATTTCGCTCATAGGAGTGATATATTATCTGTTGGTGGAGTTTGGGATGAGACTAAATGGCAAAAAAAATATAATACGACACTAAGACCGAGAGTTATGGATACGTGGTCTTTAGTTTATCACTTTGCGTGGTTCAAGTGGTATGAGTATGCAATGAAAGAAATATACCCTCTGGTTAAGAGTGTGGATTTTTAGATATGAAAATAGCCCATATATTTGTACACGATGTTCCAAATGCTGGAGACATGTTCCTAAAGGAAGCTGTTAAGTGGTCTTTTAGAAATAAATTTTCAGACGTTACTTTCGTGGATGTTGATTTGATGAATGTGTCATTTACTGAAAAACACATATCAGTATTAAACGAATGTGATTTAGTAGTTATAGGTGGAGGAGGCCTGTTCCACAAATCCGGTAATCAAACGTCTGGTTGGTTTTGGGATTGCAGTTTGAATCTTATGGATAAAATAAAGGCTCCAATAGTAGTGTATGCTGTTGGATACGATAAATTTAGAGGACAGGTAGGATTTGATACTAATTTATTTAACAAACATGTTGAAAAGTTATTAGATAAATCTATATTCTTTTCTGTTCGTAGTGAAGGTTCTCGAACAGCTTTATCAAAACACCTACCTAAACATTTGTGTGAGAAGTTGAGAGTGGATTTTTGCCCCTCAATAAGCATGGCAAACACACTCGTTAAGGACAAAGAAAAAATTAATACTGGAAAAATAGGATTGATAATTCCAGGAGATTTTCTTAAGAATAGACATAGAGATTCAGTTGAGTTCACAAAGAACATAAGTGCTTTATGCAAAGAGATTACTAAGTCGAAAGAATTATATCTGATTATTCATGATTTTTGTGATTTCTGGCTCGTAAGTCATTTTATTTCTGATGGCATTCCTTTCAAATATATAAGTTTGGCCTTGAAGCAATTTGAAGAGACGATAGACGTGTATTCTCAGATGGATGCTGTAATAGGAGAAAGAGGGCATTCTGTAATGATTCCTTTTGGTGTAGGGTGTGAAGTTGTAGGCATTATTTCACACGATAAGGTAAAATGGTTTTTGGATGATGTGAATATGCCAGAAAGAGCAATAGAAGAAAGTGATCCAAATATAGTAGAAAAAGCTCTTTCACTATTGAATCTTACTGATAAGAGAAGTTACAAAGACAAACACAATTTAGCTATGGTAGAAATACAAAGATTGCATAATGAAAATTTGGAAGAAATAAGTAAAGTGGTGCTGAGTAACCAAGACAGTAGGTGCGGTTCGTCTGATTCATTAGGTATTGATAGTGGTGATGTGGCAAAAGAAAAACCAGAATTTGATGAAACACAAACATCTGCTCCTTGGGAATTTAACCAGACATTTCCCTCTATTATTGAAAGAGTAGAAGGACACACATATTTAAGTTTTAGTAATTGCCATTATCTAATTCAGTTGGCAGAAAATGCAAAAAATCTAAAAGGTGAAGTTGCTGAAATTGGAACTTGTTGGGGAGGTTCTACTAAACTGATCGCAATTGTTATGTCCAATAAACACATTTATAGTTTTGATACATTCTCTGGTTTGCCTATAATTGATGGAAACAAAGACGGTTCTTTTCAAGAAGGTATGTATGTAGCTTCATATGACGAGGTTAAAGAATATCTTGGAGATTGTCCAAATATTTCTTTACACAAAGGAGTTTTCCCTCAAGGCTCTGATATCATTGAAGATAAAGAGTTCTGTTTTGTGCATTGTGATGTAGATATTTATCAACCAACAATAGATACTTGTGAATTCTTTTATTCAAGGATGGTTAGAGGTGGTATGATGGTGTTCGATGATCCTGGTCACCCTGTTTGTTCATGGAAAGTTGGTCAAGGTTTGGCTGTGAAACAGTGGTTTGAAAACAAAAAGGAATCACCAATAATGTTGCATGGTGGTCAAGCATTGGTGATAAAAATATGAATATAGTTATAAACTCAATACTATCTAAAGCTAATGAATATATAAGAGATGAAAAGGAGCATAATGACAGAGCTTTTGTAGGACCGATGTATCAAAGTGTTTCAGAAGAAGAAGGTAGATTGTTATATTCAATAACAAGAAGAGTTAAACCTTACATTGCTATTGAAACAGGAACTGGTATAGGTTACTCTGCTATTCACATAGGACAAGCCCTGAAAGATAATGGTAGAGGGTCACTGATCACGTGTGAGGCAGATATTGGACAGTTTAGTGCTATAGAGAAAAATGTAAAGCGATCTAATTTGGATAAATATATTCATTGTCTAAATTGTAAAGGAGTAGAACTTGCTGATTTATACGATTTACCGTGCGTTGGGTTGGTTTTTTTAGATAGTGATCACAGTTATGAAAATGTAAAGAAAGAATTTGAAGTTTTTAGTAATATGTTATCAAGCTCTGGGATGATTATTATGCACGATGTTTTAGAAAAAGAAGTTGGTGAATTTTTCAGAGAAATAAAAGGTTGGTGGAAAATATTGTTGCCAACAGAATATGGTTTAGGACTCGTATCAAAAAAGGACATACATAATGTTGCATTCAGCAATAGAGCTTAACAGATTGTATAATTCAGAGTATGTTGATAAAGTTATGGAGAATGACTACGATGCTGGAGAACCTTTGGTAGAGGCTGTAAAAGAATTGTTTCCAGACGTGAAGTCTGTGATAGACATTGGTTGCAACAATGGCGTTCACATGAAACACTTTTGGGACAAAGGATTTGTAGTTGCTGGTGTTGACATAAGCTCTGCTGCATTTGAAAAATTGCTGGTTCCGCGAGGATTCATTTCGCTATGTGATTTAAGAGAACCTATTGTGTTTGATGCAGAGTATGATCTGGCAATTGCCATTGAAGTGATAGAGCATATAGAAGAGGAAGCATTAGATCAGTTTATTATGAACTTAAGAAACGCTTCTCCTCTGTTGATAGCAACTCCTGGGAATCAGCCAGGAACAGGCCATTTCAATATGAGACCTAAAGAGTGGTGGATTAATAAGTTTATGGAGTATGGAATGTATTATGATAAATATATGTCTAATAAACTATTGAGTTTTCTGAACAAACAAGAATGGGAAAATCAACAAAAAAGATTTCCTTTCATAAAACAATCAGCAATGGTATATAGAAGGTATGGTTAATATGTTTAGTATTGGAAAAAGTAAAGGAACAGAACCGTTTTTACGTCACAAGGGTGATGTTAATGAAATAGCAAGAGCAAAAGCTGATAGACCGAGAGAACTTGATAAAAGTAAGTTCGGAATAAATTATGGTAATATTGATTGGAGGAAAGAAGATGCCTATTCCCGCACCACATAAGAAAGAAAAGAAAAGTGACTTTATCAGTCGTTGTATGAGCAATAGCGTAATGAAAAAGGAATTCCCTGATAACAAGCAACGACTGGCTGTGTGCCATTCTGCTTGGAAAAAAGAAATACAGGACAATGTAAAGGAGCATGAACTTAGTGACATTGAAGAACTAAAGTCCAAAATGAAGTACAATGAAGACGGCAAAAAAATAACAAACATCAAGCATTTGATGTCTGATTTGGTAAATTATGGAATGTTGGAAGGTAAAAGATATCTGGTAGTGCCAACGATATTAATAGCTGAAGGAGTTTGGAATAATCTTTTTTACCCAGAGGAAGAAATTTCCAAAGTTCCGCAAGCGTGGAATGGCAGACCAGTTGTAGTTTATCACCCTTCAGATGAAGACGGTAATCCAATCACAGCCAACAGCCCTGAGGAGGTGGAAAAGAGAACTGTTGGAGCATTGTACAACACAAAGTTTGAGGATCAAGTGCTTAAATCAGAAGCATGGATAGATCCCATAAAGGCAAATTTAGTAGACAAAGATGTTATGGTTATGCTTGAAAAAGGAACATTTTTGGAAGTCTCAACAGGAATGTACACAGAAGATGAAATTGTTGATGGCGACTGGAATGGCGACCACTATGATGGTATAGTTCATAATATAAGACCAGATCACCTTGCTGTACTACCAAGAACCACAGGTGCTTGTAGTTGGTCGGATGGTGCTGGAATGCCGAGAGTAAATGAAAGTATTAAAACACACGAGTTATCTCACTACGAACTGTCTGACAAGTTACAATTAGCAGTTAATGGAACACGTACAGGCGATTTTAGTACATGGATCATTGCTGTGTTTGATTCTAATTTCGTCTATGAGAAAGACAACAAGCTATTCAAACAAGCATATGGTGTGGCTGCTAATGAAGAGATAGTATTAAATGGTGGTCCAGTCGAGGTACAGAAAGAAGTGAAATACACTCCTGTAAATAATGATAATAACATTAAAAAGAATGAGGAAACCATGGATGAAAAAGAAAAAATGGTGAAGGCTCTGATTGACAACGAGAAGAGCAAGTTCGCCGAGAAAGACAAAGAGGATCTTCTGAAGTTGAATGAGGAAATCCTCAAGAAGATGGTTCAGAACCAAGAGGAAGCTGAAAAAGAGGAAGCTAAACCAGAAGTAAAGCCAGAGGAAAAAACTCTTGTGGCTGATGCTGCTGATAAGGCTCATGCTAATGCTATCCCTAAAGAGGAAGTTAAGCCAGAAGTAAAGGCAGAAGTAAAGCCTTTGACTGCTGAGGAGTATATTGGAAAAGCTCCCAAGGAACTTCAGGAAGTTCTTGATTCTGGCTTGAAAATGCATCGTGCTGAAAAGGGTGCTATGATAAAAGCACTGACAGAGGACAAAAGGTGCAAATTCACAGAGAAACAGCTTGAGGATATGTCTTTGGAAGAGATCAAGAAATTGACCGAGTTAGCTCAGGTAGAACCTGACTTTAGTGGTCAGGGTGGAGGTACTCCTAAAGAAAATGAAGCTGAAGTGCCTGATATGCCTGTTTATAACTGGGACAAGAAATAAGAATAGCAATGAAGAAAGGAAACTAACATGGCTATAAAAACTATAGTTGTTAAAGGAGATCCAGTAAGGATAGAGCTTCTGGCAGATGCAGCAATTACTCCTGGAGCCCTCTGTGAGAGGACAACTACTGGAGCTAAAGTTCATGCCACCGCCAGTGGTAATGCCGAGAGGCTATTCGCTATCGAAGACGAACTTCAGGGTGGCGAGATTGGGACAGATTATACTACTGATAATAGGTGTCAGCTTGGTATATTCAATCCTGGAGATGTTGCGTATGCGTTAATAACTGGAACTCCTGCTGTAGGAACATTCCTTGAGTCTGCTGGAGACGGCACATTAAAGGAACACGTTCCTGACAGTACTGGAGTTTACTATCCACAACAGATAGTAGGTGTCGCCATCGCTGCTGCCGCAGGTGGTTTCATCCAGTGCGAGATAATGTAAACTGAAACAAGATATAGAAAGGAAATAAACATGCCAAAAAGAATAATGACTCAAAATTTTGGTAATGCTGCTACGAGGCTGCTTAATGGCGAAATGAATGTGAATTCACTTCGCACGAACGCCACTCTTCGTAAGGATGAGTGGAAACATTACGACAAAGCAGTTATTGAAGCGGCACAGGAACGGTTGACTGGTGTAGCAGATCTCTATTCTCGTGGTCTGATATACAGGATACCAAACGGACTGGGAACGACTGTGCTGGAATACGAGGATGTCAGTGATATGGAAGCTGCCGAAATGAACATGGCAGGTATCACAAGAGGAGCTAAGGATAGGATAGAGTTTGATATTAATTATCTGCCTCTGCCTATCATCCACAAAGATTTCTCCATCAATATTCGTGTACTGAATGCGTCGCGGACTACTGGAGCTCCTTTGGATACTACGATGGCTGCTCTGGCTGCTCGCAAAGTTGCTGATTATCAGGAGCAAATCCTGTTTATCGGTACTGGAGCAACCGCCTACACCTTTGGTGGTGGTGCTATCTATGGTTATATGACTGCTGCTGCCAGGAATACAGGTACGATTGGTACTACTTGGAGTAGCGATTCTGGTTCCTCAATCATAGACGATGTTCTGGCTATGAAACAGGCCTCAATCGACGACCGCCACTATGGTCCTTGGATAATGTACATTCCAACAGCTTATGAAACTACGTTTGATGATGACTATACTACTGGTTATCCGAAATCCATCAGATCAAGGGTATTGGAGGTTGATGGGCTTCAGGCTATCAAAGTATCAGACAAACTAACTGCTACGAATGTGATTATGGTTCAGATGACTCCTGATGTGGTTCGTATGGTTGAGGGATTAGCTCTCACTACGGTTGAATGGCAAACTGAAGGGAATATGATATTCCACTTCAAAGTCATGACTATTAGTGTACCTCAAGTTAGAGCAGATCAGGCTGATCGTTCTGGAATCCAGCATTGGTCAGTGTAATGGAAACAATTGTGGTAGGGAAGTGTGAAAATTTCCCTACCCAAAACAAAGTATAAGTGATAGGAGAAATGAGATGTTATTCAGAGTAATAAGCGGAACATATCGCAGAGGAACAGAAGTATATAGAAAAGGCGATATGGTAAAGTCGGATCAAGAGCTTGATAAAAAGTTTATAGGTATCTTTGAAAGAATTCACAAAGAGGGTGCTACAGAGCAGCCAAAACCAAAACGAGTAATAAAAGAAGTAAACTTAGACGAAATGGAAGCTCAAGAGAGATCTCAAGAAAAGGTAAGAAGATCGACTGATTTAGAAGAGGAAGAAAGAAAGGCTAACCCAAAGACAGACCACATAGTTCCAGAACTGGTTGAAACTGAAGATGGAAAATGGAACATTGTTAATTCTGTAACTGGAAAGAATATAAATGACTTTCCTCTTTCAAAACCAGAAGCAGTGCAGATTAAGGCTTTATTCGAAGGGAAGGATATCACAGCAAAAGAACCTCCTAAAAGGAGACCTGCTCCGATGAAGAGAAGATTACCGAGAGGCAGAAAGAAGACCCTGAAGAAACGACCAAAAAGAACTATAAAATTAGTGGATGTTTAATCATGGATTTTTGGATGCCTCCAGAAATATGGAAAGACAATGCTGCCTATATAATAGGTGGTGGTCCGAGTCTAAAGAACATGGACTGGACACCATTTAAGGATAAAAGAGTAATAGGCTGCAATGATGCCTATACTCTTGGGGATTGGATAGATGTGTGCTTCTTCGGAGATTATCTGTGGTATATGGGTCAGTCTAACTTTGTAGGTCATAGAGAAAAGCTAATGAGTTTTCCAGGATTGAAGGTTACTTGTTCAGAAAAGAGGATATCTGATGCTGGAATCTTGAGGGTTCGCAGAGCCATTTTCAAACGAGGTATTACTTTTGATAGAGCAAAGGGAACAGTGTGTTGGAATGGCAATACAGGCTTGGCTGCGATTAATCTCGCTATCTATTTTGGTTGTAAGAAAATAGTGCTTCTTGGCTTTGATATGAAGTTAAGCAACGAGGGGGATTCAAATTGGCATCCAAACTTGAAAACAAAACCAAACAAGAGCTTATATCCAAGATATTTGGGATCAGCTCAGCTTGTTGCAAAAGACATAAAAGCAAAGTTTCCAGACATCGAAGTGCTGAATGCAAATCCTGGATCAGCAATGGAGTATTTCAAAAAAGTTGAAATTAAGGATGTAGTACAATGAAAGAAGATTATCGTAGAAGGTTCATCCCAGTGAGTAAATTTTACATTTCAAACAGAGCTAAAATGGGATTCAATGTACGCATTGGTCTTGGTACTGTCATAGAAGATGATGTTACCATAGAAGACAATGTTTACATTGGGCATAACAATACCATAAGAAAAGGTGTTAAAATAGGTCTTGGTGTTGTTATTGAGCATGGAAATGTAATCGAAAGGCATGTAGTTATAGAAGATGAAGCTACTATCACTTGTAACTGTTATATCGGAAGAGATATAATAGTTAGAAAAGGCTGCTCAATAAGACCGGGAATGGTTCTTCAAAAGAGGGAAGAGTGTGTTGTTGAAAGGAACGGAAGCGATAGTATTGACAGTGGGGGAACCCCAGACTGAAAAGAGCATAGAGTCTGTGCTTAAACAGTCCACCCCATTTCAGAAGATGACTGTTATTGATTCAGTTGTTCCTGCATACAGAGCTATGAATATGGCTCGGGAAAGAGCTACATATGAAAAGGCAGTGCTTGTGAATGCAGATACTGTACTGAAGAAGTTTGCTTTCGCTGCTATGATTGAAAATGTAAAACGTGGATTCTACGATAGAAACAAAGTCCTGTCTTACAAGTTCAGGAAGCATGATGCGTTTGCAAAAAAGAATCAGTCTTGGATAAAGATGTTCTGTACAGACATTTGGAAACAATTTGAGTATAAAGACATTTTAGATTATGAGGGAGAAATGAAAGAACAAGCAGCAAAACAAGAGTTTATGGAATTAGAGTGTCCATTCAAAGGAGATAAAGCAATAGCAACCTGTTTTGAAGACCCTTCTGATTTTCAGATATTTTCAAGATATTTTGCTAATGGCTACTCTGGCAAGAAAGTAACTGTTCTGGATAAAGCGACTACTACGGATGGAATGAAACTTGCTCTTGATTCCTATTCATTCGGAAAAAAAGATGCTTCCTTTTATACTAATGATATTCATTTGCTAAAGAAAGAATACATAGAGTTTCTAAAGCAAAAAGCAGAAATGACAGTTGTATGTTGCCTGTGGGGTAAATGGAGCGATGGAGTGAAATATGTAAACAAGCTAAATAGATCTACAAAAAGACATTTATCAGTCCCTCATAGATTCATTTGCTTCACAGACAACACAGAACAGCAAGGATTTGATCCAGAAGTTGAGATAAGAAAAATAGAAGTGCCTTCTTGGAAAGGAAACCTTCCAAAATTAGCCATATACGACCCTAAAAATAATTTTACTGGTAGGGTGCTTGTTTTCGATTTAGACCACGTTATAGTGGGTTCTCTGGACGATATGGCGACATATAAGGGAGAGTTCTGTACTCGTGAGGATCATTACAAAAAAGGATCTTCTGGTGGGGACCTAATAGGATTCAATTCTGGTTATGTAAATAGGATTTGGGATTTTTTCAATAGAAAAACAAAAGCAGTTGAAAGAATGTCAACAGGAAATAAAATACATGGTAGTTTTGGGAAAGTTGGACAAGAACGTATTTTTTACAGAGAATTTGTGAAGGATATGGACTTTTGGGAAAGAATCTATCCTGGACAAATAATCAGTTACAGATTAGAAGCTCAGAAATCAGAGTCACTACCACAGCAAACACGAATAATAACTTTTCACGGAAAACCAAAACCACACCAAATTCTCAATCCACCTAAGTGGATGGTTGATAACTGGTGTAGTATATAGGAGTAAGAATATGGCAAATTTAGTTACAACAGCAGAAGTTGAGGCTATCATATCAATAGATTCAAATGTCATTGCTGACTTGACTCCATTTATTGATGCTGCTCATTTAATTGTTAGTGAAGAGCTTGATGATTCGTCTTTGGGATTAAGTGATGCCAGAAAGAAAGAGATAGAGCGTTGGCTCTCAGCACATTTCGCTGCTATTAGTGATATGAGATCTGCTGAGGAGGGAGTGAGAGAAGCTGCAACACAACTTTTTCAACATAAAGTTGATTTGGGGCTGAACGTGACGATGTATGGGCAACAAGCTCAGTTGCTTGATACGAGCGGTACATTAAAAAGATTGAATTCAGAGGATGGGACTACTAATGTTCCATCAATTGAGGTAATGCCATGATAAGGTTGTTGACTCGTGAACGTAAACAGTCCGCAGTGTATTGGGGAACTCCTGTAAATGACGGCTATGGTGGAGCTACTTATGATTATCCAGTAGCTATTGACTGTCGCTGGGAAGATCTCCAGGAATTATTTATTGATCCTTTTGGTGAAGAGAAGTTATCGAAAGCGGTTGTGTATGTTGGTCAAGATTTAGATCTTGGAGCGTGGTTATTGTTTGCTGCTCTCTCAGAAGTAACAATAGGTTCAATTGGATTTGATGATGTGTATTCTGGCTCTGGTGGTTTGGATGATTTAGCAGCCAGTGGTGATTATACTGGATCATCTGGAACTTCAGATTCTCCTTCTGAATATGTTGTTACAATGGAAGCTATTAAGTCTGGAACTGTAGCTTCTTTTTCTGATGCTGGAGGTGGATACACTCTTGTAGATGCAGGATCTCCTCATGGAATATCCGTAGGTGAAGACGTAGTGATAACAAATTCAGTTAAGTATGCAGGAACTTATACTATTGGTGTAGGTGATGATGTGTCGTCGGACACATTCAAGATCAATATAGTATTTACAGGTGATGATGCAGATTCTACTACTGTTTGGGAAGTGGTAAATTCTTTCAAATGGGCAAAAGATGGTGGAACTGAAACTACTGGAGTTGCTATAACAGGTGCTGCTCAAACTCTTGCTGAAGGAGTTGCTATAACATTCACAGCAAAACTTGGACATACAGCAACAGATAATTGGACTATGAGTGTGTTTCCTGCTGAGTCTCCACCAGCTAATGGAGGCTTTGAGATAAGGCAATTTGCTAAAATACCAACTTTCGATGGTACACAATATCTTAGAAAGTGTTTCCTATGAAATATGCAAAACTTGTTGGGCTTGATAGAGCTATAAAAAATCTTAATAAAGCTGTAGAGAATACAAAAGCAGCGACTAAGGAAGGGCTGATTGCTGGTGCTTTTGAACTTCAGAGAGAAGCTGTTCCAAGAACTCCAATAGATCTTGGTAATTTAAGACATAGCTTTTATGTTGTCTGGCAAGGAGGGAGAACAGCAGAACCAAGTTGGAATAATAAAAGAGGAGATGCCGCTAAGATAGCAGCTTTTTACAAAGCATCTATATCCTCAGCAAGAACTATGGTTAATAAAGTAAAGGAAGATAAGGAAATAAGAGTAGAAGCTGGTTATGGAGCTTTTTATGCTGTATATGTCCATGAAGGTGGTCCAAGAGCAGGAGGAGCAGGAGAAAAGAAATTTTTTGAAAACGCAATAAATTCCAGCCACAAAGCTGTTTTAGATAAAGTTACGCAGAAAGCAAAGAGAGGTTAAAGAATGAATCCTGTAAGCGAAGATGTAAAAGACAAATTGGTTGCTTCTGGTGTTGGAGTGTTTGTGGCAACTTCTGGGTGGGCTATTTACATAGCCAAAGAGCCGACGACACCTAACACAACTATTAGCTTATATGATTATCCTGGTCCTCCTCCACAGTATTTTCAGGATAGGACTAAAGACCCCTTGAGAATGGACAATTTTCAAGTAAGAGTTAGAGGTACTGGATACAAAACAGCTTATGAAAAAATCAGAAGTATTCAAGAGACTATTCGGCAGTACGATATCTTTACGGTTGGTACTGTCAAATACTATGGCTTCGTTTCTGTAGGAGACATTCTTTTTCTTAAAATAGACGAGCATGATCGCTATATTTGGGTCGCCAGCTTTCAAGCTCATAGGACAGAAACATGATAACAAGAGAGGAGTTTGACTATGCTTGTTAGCACAGGAATAGGGATAACTTTTGGAAACATTGCACTTGGTGAGATATTAGATGTCACACCACCTGCTGCAAGTAGAGAGGCTATTAATGTAAGTTACAGTAGTTTGACGGCACACGCATTCACACCAGCTAAATTGTATCAGTGGGGTGAGCTTGTGGTTACGATTGGTTTTGATCCGGCTGATATGGACAACATTGTCACTGATATATCTGCCGCTGCTGCATCGTGTGTGATTACATTTGTTGACAGTGCCTTCGCCAGTGGAGAAATTTGGACATTCACTGGGTTCTTAATCAATTACGAACCAGAAGCACCGTTTGAAGACAAGATGACAGCTACTGTAACAATCAAAGTAGCAAGTACAATAGCATTGACTTAAAGAGGAAATGAAAATGAGTTTGAGTAAAGAACAAATATTAAGTAGCAACGATTTGAAAACTATTGAAGTTGAGGTTCCTGAATGGGGTGGCACTGTTCTTCTTAAAGAGCTATCTGGAGCAGAACGGGATGAATTTGAAACTATGTGTTACAACGAGTCTAAAGGAGGCAAGATCGAAATTAATCCAGTTGGATTAAAGGCAAAGATACTTGTTTCCTGTGCTGTGGATGAAGAAGGTAATAGACTTTTCACGTTGGATGATGTTGAAGCTCTTAACAAGAAGAACGGTGCTGCCATAAATAAGCTGTATGAGGAAGCTCAAAAGGTAACTAAATTAACTGATGTAAACCTTGAGGAGTTAGCAAAAAACTTAAAAAGCGACCTGAGCGTAGATTCTGGTTCAGGCTCGCAAGACAATTAGGAATGTCTGTTGCCGAAGCTCAACAAAAAGTCAGTAGTAAAGAGTTTGTTGATTGGATGGCATACGAACTTATTGAACCAAGTGAGCCCAAAAGGTCTGATATACAGGCAGCCTTGATATGCACCATTATAGCAAATGCTCATAGAGCTAAAGGCAAAGCATTTACTATAGAGGACTTTTTGCTTGAGTTTGGTAAGGAAGAAAAAGAAACAAGAAGATTTCCTACAGCAAAGGAGTTGAAGTTGAAAATGCAATCTTGGTTGATGTCTCAGAGACTGATGGGAGGTGAACTGAAGAAATGATAATTGGTAAATTAGCCGTTATTTTGAGCGCACAAACAGCTAAATTCAGTGCTGGCATGAAAGAAGCTGCAACTCAATTAACAACTTTTGATTCTTCTGTCAACAAATTAGGTAAAAACATGTCAAGAATGGGCAGAAGAATGACTTTGATGTTTACTCTGCCTGTTGTTGCAGCAGTTGGGGCGGCAGTAAAAAAGTTTGCTTCCTTTGAAGAGGCCATGCGCAATGTCAATGTTATTGCTAAAATGAGTGATGCACAGTTTGAGAAAATGTCTAAAACTGTATTAGACTTATCTGTTAAATTTGGTAAAAAAGGTGTTGAGGTTGCAGAAGCACTTTATGATATTAACTCTGCTACTATATTTGGTGCAGACGCAATGAAAGTTCTTAACCATGCATTGGAAGGATCTGTTGCTGGTCAAGCGAACCTTAGAATAGCAACGAGATCTGTTATTGGTGTATTAAGAGCTTACAGTCTTGGCGTTGAACATGCTGCCGATGTTAATGATGTTATGTTTAGAACTGTTGAACGTGGATTGGTTACTTATCAAGAACTTGCAAATAATGTTGGTGTTACAGTGGCTACTGCTGCTGCTGCAAAGATACCATTTGAACATGTTGGTGCTGCAATTGCTACTATCACTCGTGGTGGTATTCATGCTCGTATTGCTTTCACGTCTTTGAACAATGCCATTTTGAAGATGATTCATGGTAGTGGTGCTATGAATACGATTGCTAAGAAGTATGGTCATGAAAATATGGCTGCTATGCTTGCCACCAGAGGTTTGGGACAGGCTGTTCAGATCCTTACCAAAGAAACTGGTGGAAATGCGAAAAAGATGCAAGAACTTGGATTCAACATTCGTGCTGTTCGTTCTATTTGGTCATTGGCTCGTGATGAAGGGAGAGCTTTTGGTGAAGACTTAGAATTGATTGGTACAAGAGCAGGACGTGCCGGAGCGACAACAAGAGCGTTTAAGGAACAAACAAGAGCTTTGGCGTTCAAATTAAGACAGTTGAAATCCGAAATTGGTAAACTTGCTATAGAGTTTGGGAAGTCGTTGGCTGGATCAGTAGTAAAAGCAACTAAAAAGATAAAGTTACTCATAAAATCTTTTAATGATCTTACAGATGCTCAGAGACTTGCTAAAGTTAAGATGCTTCTTTTGACAGCCGCTATTCCTGTTTTACTATGGGGAATAGGCACTCTTATTAATTCTATTATAGCTCTTGGTGTTGCAATCACTTTCTTGGCAGCCCATCCTGTTGTTCTTGCTATTACTGGATTGACTTTGTTTGGATATACTATATATAAACTGTTCAAAGGAATCAAAGAAACCGACGTGGTTATGGAACATCTTGGAAAAACTACTAAAAGTACAGGTATTCTGTTCAAGAAATGGTCATTTTTTGGGGGCAAAAGTATGGCAGATTTATCTGGTTTTACAGAGGCTCTCAAGAAAGCAAAGGCAGTTAAGGCAGCAGCTAAGGCAGCATCAGCAGTAAGAGCAGGAGCTGGTGTTCCAACCAAAGAATTTGCAGGAGCCTTCCAAAGAGGGTCAGAGGAAGCATATAAAGTTTTGATCAGAGGTGGGGGTAGAGCAGGGGCTGAGACTATACCAAAGCAACAGTTAGTAGCAGCAAAGCAGACAGCAGTTAATACAAAAAAGGCGGTGTTGGGTCTTGATAAATTACGAGAGTATGGATATGATACCAAAAGGTTCTGGGAAGATATATCAGATAATGCAACAGCACCAGCATATGAAATTCCAATGTAGGTGAAAAATGAGTGTTACAGTAAATGAAAGACTGATAGAGCAGACTGGAAGAGATAGTAAAGATCTCGTAACAAAACAGGAAGTTAGAACTTATCAGAGGCAATTCATAGCTTCTTACAGTCATGGCACAGCCATAAGCGGAATAAACACAGCAGCGGTATTGGCATTATCAGGTGTTCCAGAATTAAATGATACATTTCCTGGCGATACTCGTGCTATTTGCTCAAATAGAACTGCAAGATCACACAGGGATGAGTATCAATGGTTAGTAACTATTGATTACACTATACCGCCAGCAGGAGCAGAAACTGATCCAACTGATGAAGATCCTATTATTTCATTTTCTTCTGTGCAATATACGATTGCTGTACAAAGTTCTTATGTAACAGGAGATTCGCGGTCATCTCCCTCTAAAGTAGTTGTGAACTCAGCACGAAATGCTTTTGATCCTCCTATTACTCAGGAGGAATCAAGAATGATAATAAATATTCAGCAAAACCTTAAACGATTTAATCCACTATGGATATATGATTATGAAAATACGATAAACAAATATTCCATGAGGATAGCTGGAATTCCTGTAGGTGCTGGAAATGCAAGAATGGTCAAAATAGATGCTGATAAAGAAGTAATAGCGAGAACAGGATGGTATGATTTAGTATATTGGAGAGTTCAATATCAAATAGAGTTGAATGCTATGGGATATGCCAGAGAAATTCTTGATGCAGGATATTATTATCTTAATGCAACAAAGAAGCAAAAACCAATTTTGGATGAGGATGATGATGAAGTTACAGAGCCAGCTAAGTTGAATGGATCAGGAGGGATATATGTTGATGATTCCTCTAATCCTTATGATGGAGAATTTTTAACTTTCAATACATATTGGACAGCCAATTGGAAAACATTGAAGATTCCGAGGAATGCATAACATGGCAAAAAAGTCAGTGGCTTTTAGTATAAAAAGTGCAGCGAGAATATCCCAAACTGTAAGACGAGTTGAAAAAGATCCTTATGGTTTCTATCGTCTGCGTAGCAAGCACAAAACAAGAGGAGGCACATCCACCAGTGCCGTATCATTTTGGGGTAAGATAGTATTAGAAGGTCCTGATTCAGGTGATGTTGATTATGAAGATCACAGATATTGGGTAAAAGAACAGAGTTATGTTATTTCTGGAACTACTGTAACATTTAGTGATAAAGAGGATGGGCTTCATACCACAGCAATTAACTTAGCAGAACAGACTTTGCCTTCTTGTATTTCGGATACACACAACATTACCAAATCAGCAATAGAACTTGATTGGGACGAGGATTCTGGAGATTCGTCTACTGCTCCTAATGTGAAATGGTATGAAGAAAATGTGATAGTTCCTATTTTCAAACTAACTGCCGGAGGCAATTCGATATATGTTTTCAATTTCCTAAGAGGACAGTTCGTACAAGAGAATTATCTGAATGTTGAAACAACAGATGCTGATGGCTGCCCTGATGTATATTCATGGAATAGGCGATACATAATGGCTTGGGACTTTGATCAAGACGACAGTAGTATGCCACAATAATTAAAAGAGGTATGATATGCAAAGAAGAGTAATTAATGTTTATTATGATGTAGAGAACGATCTCCTTAGAGACAGTCTTGGAAACGAAATCAATGATGATTTGTATCCATATATCTACTATCAAGAACAGCCTATGTTATGGTTACACTTGGTAACAGTTGATTCTAATGATGATATGGTAGATTATGATGAATTAGTTGGAACATATGAAATGTCAGCGGTTATTGAGGACGACTTTGATAGCGGAACAAATCCTTACTGCAAAACTGTTGATGGGCTTATCAATGCTGCTAATGAATGGGAGGCCAGTGGTTCAGCGGATATCGCTGCTGGCGAATTCAGTATTCCTCTTGATGCTTACAACACTGATTTCAATAGTAAGATAGGAACAAGTGCTGCTGATAAGAATGTGATGTTTGAATTACAGCTAAGAGATTCTACTGATTCAGACCTTCCTATTATAGCTGTGTTCTCGTTTCCATTTATTTGCTACAACATTATGGACAGATCAGGAGC